ATGCAGGTCACAGCCAAGAACATCTCTAAGCTCCCCGACGGCAAACATTCAGTGGCGCCTAACCTCACACTTTTAGTACGCGGTCCGTCCCGCTCATATATTTTCAGATACATGGTGGACGGCAAGCGCAGGGAGAAGTCTCTCGGTTCGGCAGCCAAGATCAGTATCACAGAGGCCAAAGAGTTGGCTGAGCGCTTCCGGGTAGGACTCTCAAGAGGCGAGCTTCCCGTGACACCGAAGGACGAATTAAAGATTGAGGCCAAGAAAGTATTCGAGCCGACGTTCGCAGACTATGCCTTAAAGACTGTGGAGAAGATCGCGAGCGTCCGTCTTTGGAAAAACGAGAAGCACAAAGAGCAGTGGTTCTCCACCATTAAGACCTATGCTATGCCTGTGCTAGGCGACAAGAAGATGTCGGAGATAAAGAGAGCTGATGTCTTGGCGGTGCTCCAACCGATATGGCTTACCAAGACAGAGACCGCTTCGAGAGTCAGAGGACGCTTGGAAAATATCTTCTCTTACGCGATAACCGACGGCCTTATGGAGTACAACCCCGCATTATGGAGAGGGAACTTGGAGCGAGACCTGCCGCCGCTCACTAAGGTAAAGCAGGTCGAGCACCATGAGGCTATGCCCTTAGAGGTGCTTCAGGAAAAGATCGGGTGCTTCTATCCTGCGACGAACAGATCGAGAAGGGCGATTCTCTTTACCATCCTCACAGCTTCCCGCGTGGGCGAGTCGGTGCCCGCTAAGTGGGAGGAGATAGATTGGGAACACAAGGTATGGAGCGTGCCGCCCGAGCGCCGCAAAGACGGCAAGCCTTATCCTCATAGAGTGCCGCTGAGTACGCAGGCGATTGATTTATTGAAGAGCATTGAGAGAAAGAGCGAGTACATCTTCGGCGTCTCGGAGAAGAGCTTAGGGAGCCGCTACAGCCTCGTCCATATATTGCAGAAGATGACCAAGACCGAGTACACCATGCACGGCTTCCGTTCTACCTTTAGGGATTGGTGCGCCGAGAACGGTGTCGCTGATATTCTCGCTGAGAAAAGTATGTCGCACGCAACGGGGAACGCCGTGGTCCAAGCGTATCAGAGGTCTGATCTTTTGGAGCAACGGCGTCCTGTTATGCAGGCGTGGGCCGACGCGGTATTTAGCAAGCTGTCTTCGGCTGACTAGCGACCCACTGATCGAGTTCCTTTACATTCCATCTCGGGCGCCCTGCAACATAGCGCGGAGCTGGGAAGTTGTACCACTCCTCTTTGCGCCACCTGTCGATGGTGCGTGTGGTAACGCCGACGTACTCGGCGGTCTCCATCTTGTTAATCCAAGTCTTGTTTGTCATTCTTTGCTCTCCGTTGTAAGACTATTGAGCGCCTCGCGTGATCTCAGCTTATTGATACGCTCGGTTATACATCTTTCTAAGCAGTCCCAAAAGTCGCCGTCAAAGACCGTGAGGTTATTCCATTCGTTAATGAAGTCTTTCAAGATACCGTTGGAGCGCTTAAATAAGCGGCTCATGTTTAGGAAAGAGACGTAATCGCAGTCTTGCATTTCCAATGCGCCGTCAGACTTCCTGCGCTTCAAATACCACCGAGCTTTTTTGAGATCGAGGAGTTCGCTTGCGCCGTCCTTGTGACCCGCACGGAAACAATACTTGATGGCGTTACCTTCGCAGAACGGCAGGCGCTCGCAGAAGTCAATGGGTTCGAGCTTGATTGATTGCTCTTCGTAGTGGGACGGATGGTTAACTAAGTCGCTCATTTTGCTTTCTCCTCTTCCATGCGTTTCAGTTGACGTTCGATCTTGGCTCCCATGAGCTTGTTGATCTTCTCTCTGAACTCCGGTCTTTGATCTATCAGGTATTCCATTTGCCTTGCCATAAGAAGTACGTCGGCGAGTTCCTCGGTGCTCTTGTCGCGGGCCTTTAAATGCTCTGCATATATGGCGTCGCTATCGAACACCGCGGAGCAGTTGACTTCGGAAAGCGTCATGTAATAAAGCGCTTTAATGCCCGCAGCTGAATACTCAGCACACTCTTCGGCGAGTTTTACCGACTGAATCTCAATGCCGTAATAGTCGGCAATTTGTTTTAACTTATCGTTCATTCAAGTACCCTTTGAAAAATGAATCTACGTTCGGTGCGCCTAGTTCTTTCAGGCGCTTGAAGTTAAGGACATAGGCATACCCGTTGTGGCGGCTGGAACCTATGAGTTCTTGGTTAATAATCCCTTCGAGTTTCAGGGCCATAAGCGAGCGCCTCAGCGTCTCGTATGCAAGCCCCGACACTTCTTGCAGACGGGTGAGTGTCACCCGTCCTTTGAGGTTGATGTTGTAGAGAATGAAGTAGAGCAGAATCTTTGCCGAGTACGGCAGGCCCTTTCTTCTTAAGCACCACTCGGGCAGAGTCTCAATCGGTTTCCTTCTTTTCGGCATTGTCTAGTTCCTTTTGAATCCTTTCCCCGAGCCACCGCACCACAGGCACCGCCCATGAGTTCCCGATGGCCTTGTATCTAGGGGAGTCGGGGCATTCGTCTTCGTCCTTGCCCCTATAGCTGATCTTTGTCCAATCATCCGGGAAGCCTTGGAGACGCTCGCACTCTACGGGAGTGAGACGCCTGACCGCTGCTTCCTCTTGAATGCACGGTACGTTGTTGCCGCCCGTCCCCATACGCGCCGTAAGCGTGGGCGAGGTCTCACCGCACTCGCGGATAACGTCGCTTCTATGAGAGATGTCTATTATCAAAGTCTCTGACCCCCCCCCGATTACTCCGCCGCTTGCCTTGAGGGTTCCGGCCTGATCGTCTGTTTGGCGGAACGTTCCAAAGCCGCCTTCAGCGAAGGAGGCAACAGCTTCCCTCTTTTCTGCGCTCTCGCAAGAATCCCCGCGCAGGCTCGGGCGCTCAAAAAGTACCTTTGCGGGATTGAACCCGTGACGAGAACTTGCGATAACGAAGACTCTTTTACGACGTTGGGGCACTCCGAAAAATTGAGCGTCGAGTGTGCGCCATGCGACACGCCTTTTTGGACCGGCAACGAGACCTGCACTTGGCCACCTGCGGCTTGGTACTTCAAGGGGAAACTCAGCGCCACATAGTTCTCCCAAGAAACAGCCGAAGGCGTTGTCCTTAGTGTGGAGGACTCCGGGGACGTTTTCCCAAAAGATGATGGGGGGGGGTAGTTCGTCTTCGTTTCGTACATCTTCGATTGCATTTGCTATCTCACAAAAAATAAGTGTTAGGTTTCCTCGGTTGTCTGCGAGGCTTTGTCTTTTGCCTGCCACGGAGAACGCCTGACAGGGCGTGCCTCCGCAGAGCAGGTCGGGTGCTTCGATTTCACGTGCTCTTATTCGCTCCGGCAGAGTGGTCATGTCCCCGTAGTTCACAGCCCACGGGAAGCGTTGATCTAAGAGTTCACACGGGAATGGCTCTATCTCTGAGAACCATGCAGGTATCCATCCCAACGGTTCCCATGCAACGGAGGCCGCCTCAATGCCGGAGCAGACCGAGCCGAAAGTCAGTGCCATTACCCGGGCCTCCTATAAGTTCTTTGGTTAAGGACGGCGCGGGCCGTCGGTGAAATCTCCTTAACGCCGCGGCTTCCGTCGCGGTTGTGCTGCTCGTCCACAATCTGAATGACCGCGAGAAGTTCTCGGACGGTGCGCTGAGGCGCCAGCTCCATAGCTTCCTTAAGCATTGCCGTGATCTCGCCGCACACGTCTCGGATGATCTGAAGCTCGTCGGCCTTGGCGACGTAACCGTGGGTCTGTCCTGAGTTCTTGCGGCGCACGACTGCGGCCCATGCGTGAAGCGCTTTGTAGTGGCGGGCCTTGAACTCCTCGGCTTCCTTTTCTTGGCCTTTCCACTTGCGATCAAACATCAGCATTCCGCCCCAATTCAAGAGGTCTTGAATCTTCACGCACTGCTTGTCGTCGATGACGCCCTGCGGCAGAGACACCTCGGCCGCCAAGCCCATGCTGTTAATGATGTCCTTGATCTCGTTGATGGTCTCACGCGGATAAGAGCAGCCGGTTCTCCGTATCGCTCGGGGCCTGTACTCCTTGCGCGGCTTTCTGTTTTTCGGCATTTGCTTGTTCCTTCCTTAGTCTTCTGAGTTCCCTGCGACGCTCATTGATCTTGTCTTTACGTTGTTCGTAGGTGGCTCTCTTGTACTCAACCAACCGTTCAAACAGCGCCTTTTTCTTTTCAGGACTCATAGCGTGGTAGAGTTCCCTGCGCTTGCGGTTGTATTCCTCTCGGTGCTCCCTTCGATAGCGAGCGTCATACTCTCGCCTTCGGGCAAGCCGCTCCTCGTGCGTCATCTCTACGCGCTTAGGTGCTTCGGCTTGCTTCTTAGCCTCTGCCTTTTTCTCTTCCCGCCGCTCCTTGGCGCGCTGACGTTTGCGCTCGGCTTTCTCCTCAGCGCTCAGCGTATGGACTCGGCCCGAGGCGGGAGCCGTGACGTACCCGTTCATTAGCGCTTGATGGTACTTGATGTGAATGGTGTAGTGTTCCATCCCTAAACGCTCCTCGATAACGTAAGGGTTGAGACCGCACGAGGCCATTTGGGTAATGCGCTCTTCAATATTCGTCGTCATCATCTTCGACTCCCAATACTTGCTTCTTATCCAAGAGGACATCCAAGATGTCGCGCTTAGTAGAGAGGCGCTCCTTGACTGCTTCGTCAAGAGTGCCCTTGGCTACGAGATAATGGACAAAGGTAGGTCTGTCGTGGCCCGCTTGAGCTTGGCGCACGGCACCGATACGCTCAACGATCTGATCGTGTAGTTCGAGCGACCACGTGCAGGAGAAAAAGACAAGGATGTTGCCTCCGTCCTGCAAGTTAAGTCCGTGACCGCAAGATGCCGGATGAGCGAGTAAAAGCGGGATCTTTCCTTCATTCCAATCACGAATAGTCTGCGGTGACTTGTCGAGCACTCGGGCGAAAGGGAAAGCCTGACGGATACGTTCCACCTCATGTCGATAACTGTAGGCGCACAGCACCGGCGCACCATTGGCTTCCTCAATAACCGAAGCAAGAGCTTCAATCTTTGCCTTGTGGACAACGGTGTAGGCGTCACTTCCTTCACCGTCCTCAACGTAAACCGCACCGCTCGCCATTTGGAGCAGGCGACCTGTCTTAACAGCAGCGTTTGCGGCCGTAACCTCCGCTCCGCCTTCGAGTTCAAGGTAGAGCTCACGAGCGAACTTGCGGTACTGGCGCATGACTTCGCGAGGTAACTCAACCACGATGTCATTAAAAATATTCTTAGCAACGTCGAAGTAATCCTCGGGGTTGACCGTGATCGAGACATCTTCGATTCTCCTTTTGATTCTCTTGTCGCTTCCTTCCTGTAGCTTCCACTCGACCCAACGGGTGGCACCGCCCCCGCGGGATATGGGGTAGAAGAACTCCCGCTGAAAAGCCGAGAAGGATTTACCTAAGCGAGCCCCTTTATCGAGGAACCACATCTGACCCCAAAGGTCTAAGAGACCGTTGGGCGCCGGGGTTCCTGTAAGCTCGACGAAACCCTCGGACTTGAACGCGACCTTGGCTAAGGCCTTGGCTCTCTGAGTTCCTTGGCGGGCGCGCAGACCCTTCAGTCGTGTGCTCTCGTCGGCAACGATCAGATCAAAGAACCAATCGCCTTTGAGTTCCTCCACCAACCACGGGATGTTTTCGTAGTTGATCGTGTAGACGTCCGCGTCGGCGAGCAGGGCGTCGCGGCGTGCCTTGGCGCTCCCGCAGATCACCGAGACCCGCAGGTTCTTAAAGCTGTCCCACTTCCTCGCCTCGTCCGGCCACGTGCTCTGCGCAACGCGGAGCGGCGCGATAATGAGCACGGTAAGAGAGGGGCGCACTGCCTTGATCTGACGGATGGCCTCTAACGTGGAGGCTGTCTTGCCGAGACCCATGCCTGCGAACACTGCGGTGCGCTTGTTGTAAAGGATGTTATCGACGATCAGCTTTTGGTATGAACGAGGTACGAACTTCATAAGTCCTCCGTAACGTTGACTCCGCCGAAGAGCCCCTGATTGATCGCCGACTTGATGGACTCGGGAGAGTCGCAGACGAAGACTTCAAAGCCTCCGTCATCAATCAGCCGGTCGATCATTCGCTCCTGAGGGCGGGAGAGCTTGCCGTTCTTGCGAGCTTTAAGCTCGACGAGAATGTGCTTTCCGCGCCGCATGAGGAGCCAATCAGGGGCGCCCACGGTACCCTCGAAAGACATCTTGAAGGCGGTGATACCCAGCTCGGAGCAGAGGCGCTTCAATGCCTTCGTGTTGAGTCCTTCGGGAGTGGTCATTCGGTTTTCTCCGGTTGTCGGGTGAGGCTAAGAAGTTCAGCCGCTTTCCGATACTTTCCATCTATCCGGCCCTCCGGCGAAGCGCCGAAGACTTCGTAAAACTCCATAGCAGTAGCACGTGTAGGCAATACTCCGCCGCACCTTGTTATGCGGCCGTCCTCCTCGGTTACCACTGTCTCACTCAGATAGGCGTAAGGAAAATTAGCCCACCAAACGTTGTACTGACGACCCCTGAACAACAGGTGAAGGGTGTACGGACCGCAATTGATAACCTTAACCTCGTCCTTATGGTCAAGCAGGTAGCGATAAACCTTGTCAAGGTCTCGACTTATGGGGTTGTTTCTTACCCACCAGCAGGGGTTGATAAGCGCTTTGAGCGTGTACTTATTCATCTATCTTCTCCTAACTCTTTCTCTTCCTTCCGGGCCCAAGATCGCCTCTGCAACCCGAGCGGCCCTATCAAGGAAAACTGCGTCCGCGGCAGTAAAGGAAACTTCAAAGCCTTCGCCTTCAATGCTCACTTTTATTTCCGAACCAATGAGACCCTTACCGCCATAGGTATCGTCAGGGTGGCCGAGCTTTTCCCCCTCGACCACTTCCGCGGCTTTAATCTTTTCGAAATTCATTTATCTTTCTCCAATACATACCGCTTGAAATACTTCTGAGAGTTTTCTATTTCTCGCTGGATAACGTCGTTGTATCCGGCTTGGTAACCGCGGGCGTAAGCAGATTCTTTAGCGGCTTTGACGCCTGCCTCATAGCCTGCCTCGTATGCGCCTTTGATCTCGTCTTTTTCAGCGGTCATTCACTTGTCTCCTCAGCTTCCAGCTTCTCGATGACATCAACGCATTCGAGCATCTGCCTTGCGATTTCCTTAGCGAGCGCCTTGCTGAAGACCACTACGAAGGGAGCCTCTTTTGCGCTGACGCAGGTCACGGTGATAAGGCGGGGCTTGTCTCTCAAAAGAACAACATGAGAGGGTGCAGCTACTGTCAAACCGTTAAAGCGGTAGTCACTTTTGGCTACGAACTTTGCAGTTTTCTCAGCAAGACGGATGACTTCCAGCGCGTCTTCTACTCTTTTATTCAGGTCAAGTTTGGTTTCGTCCATTTGTGTGTCTCCTTATTGAATGATCTGTTTGGCGTCTTCGTCGTCCGCCTTTTCCAACTCTTCCAAAATGGTCCTGCAAAGTTCCTTCAATGGTTCTCGCTGAATCGCCGCGGTGAACTCTTTGCCGTTTTTGTTAATCAGATAAATGACGGGGAAGTCAGGGTCGTTGCCGGCAAATCCTACGGACGTTATTGCAAGTACGTCGGCGGGCATTCCCGCTTCCTTCAGAGTCCTAGCGATATCCGCCTTAGACTCGATGACTCTTTTGTCGTCCCGCGGACAATTGCACTTGTTTACCTTCACGGCTATTCCTCCCTCTTTTCCTGTTCAGCGCGCAGAACGGAGAGGCAGGCACCGACTTCTCTCACGATGTCCTGAGCCATTCGTTCGGTGAGCACAACAACCTGCGGTTTCTTACCGTCGCTGTCAGCGCACATGATGTTGATGTAGGGGTGGCCGTCTCCAAAAAGGCCAACGTGCAGAGGAACCAATGGATTGACATCTTTGTATCTTTCGTCTTCTTCCTTGAGATATGCAGCGGCGTTGACTGCGCTTGCAAAAGCCTTATCCAAACTTTCAAAATCTTTATCGGGCATTTAAATCTCCTTAATCTTTGCGATAGCGAGCCGCTTCAAACCCCGCGGCTACAAGGGGTAAGCCGTCTGCCCAATCGGGCAGGGCGGACATGATCTGCTCCATCTCGCGGTGGTTCCGCGTGTTGTCGTCTTTGATTTCCGTGATGTATTCGTCATGCACTGACATGACGATGTGGTATCCGGCTGCTTCAAGCCTCGGGCCGGCCTCCAAGAGGAGATCGCAGGCCGCTCCCTGAACACTGTTTTCCGCCAATTTCCCGGAATATGTAGGTATCCGCTCCCACTTTTTGGTGTACTGATTGACGCCCATAAAGCTGAAGTCGCACATCTCGCCTTCCTCGGGCAGGCGCGGCGCCGGGTACACGAGGTAGCGGCCTGACGGGAGGCGCATTAAGAGATAGTTACCCGAGACACGACAGACAATGCGGCCCGCAGAGAACGCGACACCCTTGGCTTTGATGGCCGACTGACAAGCCTTGGCAAGTGAATACCAAAAGCTCTCGATCTCTGAGTTGGCTTTGCGCCAAGCTGATTTAATAGCGTTGCATGCGACCCATGCTTTCTGACTCATGCCTCGGATAAGTTTCTTTTCCTTGGCCCACTTGAGCATTCCCATAGATTCAATCCAATAGGACTCTTCAATCGTGGCTTCGGTCGTCTTAGCGAGGTCGTCTAAGTCCATGCCGAAGTTCATAGCGAAGGTTGCAAAAGCTCCGGGCCCGCCTTGGTATCCGAGCGCAAGCTCCAAGACCTTGCCCATCTGACGCTGATCTTTGGTCACGTCTTCAGGTTTGATACCGAAGGTGCGGGCATACGTCAGCTTGTAGAGGTCGTGGCCCTTGTGGATAAAGTCGCCTTTCTCATTGACGGCCCACTCTTGGAACCATCCGTCGCGGTAGGGCAGTGCCCACGCTCCGCTCTTGGTTTGCAGGGTGTCGAACTCACGGAACGCTTCGAGCTTCCATTCCTCGCCCGCAAGCCAAGCAAGTACTCGGCCTTCCACGTTGGAGAAGTCGGCGACGCATAGACGGTTGCCTGCTGCGGGGACGATCACGCTTCTGATCGCGCTGGAAAGAGGAACGGACACGTCGTCGTAACAGATTTCAAGAATGCCGAGCTTGGTGTCTTCAATGATCTCTTCGATCTCTGTCTGAGATTTAATTAAGGGGCGCGGTAAATTTTGCGGCTGGAACGTTCTGCCGGAAATCCGGCCGGTTCGGGAGGCGCCGCGAAACTGCATACAGCCGCGGAGTCTTCCGTCCACCGCGCCCTGTACCACGCGCTTGTACTTCTGAACAGATGTCTTGGTGCCCATAAGACGCAGACCGATCAGCTCCTTCATTTCAGCAGGAATGTCGGGGTCTTCCATGCGCTTCTCTAATTCTGACTTGCGCATATCCTTCAACTGCCAGCCGTATTTATCAAAGAAGAACTGAATGAGGGCGTCACGCTGACCTGCGGTCACGACCCGTCCGTCCGTGAGTTTGAATACCTGCTTGTCAATATCCTTCTTGGCGCGTTCAGCCGTTGCAATAGCGGCCTCGGCAAACTCCACGTCAACGCCGATACCTCTCATGTTGATGGCCGCGTCTAGCACTTGAAGCTCGCGCTCTTTGACCGTGCGATTAAATGCAGGGAGCTTCTTATAGACCTCACGCATGGACTCAATATCCAAGCGGCAGTAGTTCACGAACTTCGCCCACTCCTCGGGGTGCGTCTTGCTTGTTGCGCGGTCGAGTTTCCAAGTGGAGGGTAAGGGCTTGCAGAAAATCTGAATGAGTCGGCTGCCGTCTGCGTCCTTGGCCTTGTCTTTAGAGAGATGGAATACCTCGCAGAGTTCTTTCAAAGAACCGGGGAGGCCCGCTTGATAGGCCATGACCATAGTGTCGTCGAGCGTCTCCATAGGAAGCTCGATCTCGGGCATGACGTAAGAAAGGAATACGCGGTCAAACATCACGCCGTTCTGCCACACGTGGCGGCGCTCTTTGCGTGCTACTTCGTCGAGCGCGACACGGAGTTCTTCGGGCATGGAACCCTCGGTAACGTCCCACACTTTAGCGGGTGCGTCGTCAATGGCATAGCCCCAAAGAAGAATCTCGGCCGAGGGGTCGGCGGCGTATGCGTGGGAACCTGCGCGAATGTCTTTCGCAGAGAAGGTTTCCAAGTCGCAGTAAAGAGTAGGAGAGGTGACTTTCATTTGTGTGTGTCTCTTCTTGTTTGGAAAGGTGGCGGCGGGTCCGAGCGCATGGAAAGCCTGTTTTCCATTTAGAACCGAGCAGAGGTGCGAGGATGACGACCCCGCGATTAGCCGGCCCGAGGGACTTGCCCCTCGACTGCACGCTCGACCCGCCTTAAGAAGAAACACACTAGATATGTGTATGTTCCATCTTAAGGCCTCTCCCCGCAGTTGGGAAGAGACCGCCGATCAAATTAGTTAGAACTGAGAGGTATCGACTTCTGTCTCGCCGTCCTCGCCGTCGTCGGAGAGGTCGTCGAGGTACTGTGCGTCGCTTGTCTTAGCAGAACCAAGCGGTTCACCGTCGCGGACGAACTGCACCGTGGTCATGCCCGGGTAAATACCAGAAGTGGAGCCGCCTTCACTCTTGTAAAGGTCGGCAATAACATTGACATAGCAACCGTTGTACGGCCTATCCTGCTTGATTGGGTTGCCGTTTTCGTCCACTGTGGAGTCGTCATTCCAATCAACGGGCTGCTTGTTGCGTCTGAGAACTTTAAGTTCGCGGCGTTCAGAAGTTCCGTCTTTATGCGTAAAAAATTCAGGGGCTTTGCAGTTAATGGTGTAGAAGACTTCTCCGTCATCGGTGGTCTGCTTGCGCGCCGGATTGTGGTCTTCACTCTTGCGGAACTGACGCAGTTTGGTTTGCCACTTGTCTCCCCAATAGAGCTTGGCCGCTTCTTCTACCGCTTTGTCAAGCTCTTTTAGGTCTTCATCGGTCAGGAAAAGAACCGCGGAGTAGTTCTTGGGCAGAGCGGGATTGTCCTTATAAGAACGAGGAACACGAAGGTCGCTGAAGCGGAGACGGCAGGCTTGGAAGAGTACCTTTACGCCTTTGAAATTATCTTTGTTGGTGATTGTTAAGACTTTTACAGCCATTTGAGTTTCCTTATTTAAAGTGAGACGGGTATCTTTTTTTGATCTCTGCGATAACCCTTTCCAGAGCGTCGAGGCGTCGTTTGGACGACCCCGGCGGTTTGTCCTTCTCCAGCGAGGCCGCGAGCTTTAATGCTTCAACCGCGGCCTGCGGGAGTAAGGAAGATGTTTGATATTTACGATTCATCGGTCAGATAGTCCGCGTCTGATTTCAAAGCGGGGCGTTTATCCGTGGCGGCGGCCAGTGTTGGCTTGCCTTCGGGCCGAGTGATTAAGCCTTGAAGCGTCTGCCATTTGCGCTCTCCGATCACGCCGCTCTTGTAGAGCTTCTCGGCCTGCGTCGGGCTGATAACTTCAGGTGTCTTGTAGTATTCGGACATCTTGAGTTTCGCCTTCTTGAGTTCGTCCAATGCTTGCGCGGAGTCAGTCCACTTGCGGTTTCCGGGGCGGCCCGAGACCAACTTAAAGCCGGGCACCGACTGACCGTTGGAGAGAAGGTCGAACACTTTCTTTTCCACGGCGTAGAAATAAGCCTCGGCTACAGGCTTGAAATCGAGAATGCGGGAGAGCTTCTCTACCGAATCAGGCACCGTGAGAACTCTCGGCAGATCGAGTTCGGTCGAGACTTCACGAGTCATCGCAGGACACGTGGCTTTAGCCTTGCAGAAGCGGCACCCTGCCTTGGTCACAGTGAAGTCTTCTAAGCTGTACTCGCCCGTCTCGCAGATCGCAATCACGCGCTCTGCCTGCGGCTGGACGATCTCATCGAACCAAGAGCAGAGCTCTTCAACAGAGGTCTTCCAAGAGTTGGTGTTGTCAGCTCTCGGCTGCACGATATGAAGCTCAATGTTCTTGACCGGAAGATCAAGGTGGCTCATGTAGGCCATGTAACCGTACAAAGAAAGCTGAGGGTTGTTCTCTGCGGAAACGGGAACGCCTTGGCCGTGCTTGTAGTCAAAGACATGAAGCGTGTCGCCTACCAACATCAGGCAGTCGGCGGTACCGCCCATTGAGCCGTTCGGGATTTCAACCGAGTTGACGCGGGTCTCAAAAGCAACGTAATCAGGGAACCCTCCGCAGACCCTATCGAGCTCGGTCAGCCATACACGGGCGCAGTTGATAACCTCGTCGGCCCATGCGTCGGTGATCGTGAATTTCCCTTGCGGGCCTTTGGCTTTCATTTCAGCGACTTTAAACGCGAGCGTCGTCTGAATAGCGTCCCACTGAAAACCGTTGAAATAGTCCCTGCCCGCCAATTCCATAACGGTATGTGCGGCAGTGCCCTCGTCGGCATAGACCGAGCCTTCGTCCGGGATGTCCTTGTTCAAGAAGACTGAGGCAGGGCAGTTAATCCAGCGCTCGGCAGCGGACGGAGAAAGAAGTGCATGAGCGGCCATGATTAGACTCCGAAGGTTTCTTTGAAGGCGCGAACCCATTCGCCGTGCTTTTCACGCGGAATGGCACCTACGGTGCGCACACCGAATTTTTCGATAGTGAAGTTGCGGACGGCCTCGGGCTGTGCTCCTTTAAGGACTGCATCGCGGCAGAGGAGGCGGCGTTCTTTGTCGAGGTCCGCGTCGGACTTGTCGGCATAATTTTCCTGAGAGGCCGAGTTCAGCTTGTCGTCCGATTTCGGTTTTTCAATCCATCCTTCGGGTTTCGGGGCGGTTTGCTCAGCCGATTTTGAGACGGGGGGTGTAGCTTTCGTAGCGGCCTTTTTCGCGGTCTTTTCACCATTAGCGGCGGGCGCGGGGGTCACCTCTTTTGCAAGCGCAGGAGCGGGCGCCGGTGCTGCTATTTCCACGGGTTCGGCCTGCACTGCGATAGGCTCGGAGGGCGCCGTGGCGGGCATATGAGCGGCCTCTGGGGTCGGTGCGGTGTCCTGTAGCGGGGCGGGTTCTGCGGCCTCTGTAGGCTCGCTTTCGAATCGCTGGGCTTGTTCGATTAGGTCCGCTGTAGCATTAAATAATGAGGCTATAGCGTTAACTAGACTCATTTTTCGCGCTGTATAGCTGAGGCCCTTTTCCGAATGCGTAGTCAATACACTCTTAGCGGCGTTTAGTAATTCCTCCGCTGCATTATTTAGATGTAAAAAATATTTCTGCTGCATTGATAAAACTCCTTTATTAGTTAGTGGTGAGAGAAAAATCGGGAATAGGGACGGGCGCGGTGTCATATCGCCAGCGGGCGGCGCCTAACTTGAGATTTCGGCTTAAATCGACTTTTAGCCGTTGTTTGATGGATTCTTTCCCGGCGTCCAATACCTTGGCGGCGGCTTTTAATGCCAGCCGTAGCGAGCCAGCCACAAGGCACCGATAGACAAGGGCGGCGGAAAAATCGGTAATGTCTACAGTCATGGGGCCGCCTTGGAAATCTGAATCAAAATAGATGTATGTCGTTACCGTCGGACGAGCGGCGCCAGTGTCGATCACTAGGCGCGCTATATATTTCGCGGGCGCCGCTGGTGTGGTTATCGGCGCGTGAATCGCTCGTAATTCAATCCGTGCAAACATTTTTAAAAGCTCCAAATAAGAAAGGGCGCCACGGTTTTTTGTCCGTAGCGCCCTTTTTTCTGTTTCCCGGTCGTAGGAAATAAATTGTTAGTCAGTCGTTAAACGCGGCTATGATTTCCCGCCGTTTAGCGTTTGGCCTCAGTGCTCGTATTTCAATCGGAGCGGCTGAGTCCGTTGTGTTTATTCGAGTCCATTTAATCAGGTGGCCGCCGGTGTCGAATATCTCATAACGATAGATACCGACTTGAAAATCATCTAAAAGCATTCTGTACCCCTCCTTTAGTATTCGAGGTCAATACGCACCGGGGCGCCCTTTCTTGCCTTTTGCGGCATCGCCAGGGATGACGCGCATTACATCGGGATAATTTGCGGCGCGCTCGGCGCAATACTCCGGGGTAGCGTTGCCATCACCAAAAGATTTATAGTTCTCAGCTGCAAACTGCAATAAAGAATCAATATCGAACTCTTTCACACTCGTGAGTTGCGTACGAATAAATTCAGTTACTGCGGGGCGGGATATCCAGCGGGCGCCCCTACCGTTTTCAAGCTCCGATAATCTCTCAATCAATACCAAGCAATGCCCATCGGTTGCGGCCATGTACTTGCGGTCGTAGTCAATGAAAAGGCCGTTAAAGAACCATCTAACATCATTTTTGGGGATGGCTGCGGTTATGGCGGTGAGCAGTTTTTTATTTAGTTTCGTCATTTTGATTTACCTCTATTAGCTGATTACTTGGATAGGTTGTACGGGGCCTCGGGATAAAAAACCGTAGTAAATGGTCTTGGTAGGCGAATCCTATCTATATCGATTTCATCGCCGTTACCGTCAACAATTTCGAGGCGCTCACCGGCTGCATTGGTGAGATAAAACCATCCGCCGTATTTTTTGTAAGGGCCGCTCACGGCCTGAGCAGCACGATACGCGGGGCCGTACATAAAACTAAAAGCGCTTTCCATCGATTCAGCCAGCGGATGGAGGTATTCGGCGCGCCACGTATCGTAAATAACACATTCCTCATAATGGAGGGTAATGCCACCGTCGAGAAGGCTTTCATTCACGCCCGCAAAATACAAGCGCCCATCGTTAGAATCAGTAAACTCGGCGCTAATAGCGTGAGATGTACAGGTGCCTAGCAACGCTCGAACCGCTGCCAATTTGATTGTTTCGTATGCCATGGTTACCGCTCCTTAGATGCTCAATTCACCAAAGAAATACAGTTGATTGATTATTTCGAGGTCCTCGCCCGTGATCTCGCGGGTAGCGCTGCCGCCCGTCGTGCGACCGGTAGCGGTGATATAGGCGCCTGCACTATCCAGCCAGTGGAGGTAAAGAGTAGGGCCGCCACACTCGATAAGGACATAAGCACCGGCGGCCGCGCCGTCCTCGTCAAAGTATTTTTTGATGTCGAGGGCCTCAGTCATTGACTCCACTTCACTTTTAATGGTGTCCTCTAAACAGTCAAAAGAGACATCACCCAAAGTAAGACCGGCGGCGGCTTCGAGGTCATCGGCATAAGTGTCCAAAGCGTCATTGAGATCATCAATCGCGGCGGCGATTAAATCCCCGCGAGCGTGCTCAGAGAAAAATTGTTCAACGTCGTTAACCGCGTCAATCTCATAGTTATCAAGGTCAGCGGACTCGGTGAGGTACGCAACAAAGGAGCGGGCGGCGGTGCTGCTGTCGGTTGTAAGACTGTAAGCGGCGCGAATATCAGCCAAGAAAGAATTTATTTCGTCGTCCGGTGTGTTTCTTTCAGCCGTGGAAACAGTGAGCGGGGCCGGTGCAAGTCTTTCACCGTAGCGAATCGCGCTAAGAATTGAAAGGGCGCGAGCGGCGGGGAAGGTTTGAGCGGTGTAACGTGTCATTTCGATTTACCTCTAAATAAAGAATGAATTACATGAGACCAACTAAGACCATGACAGCGAAAGCAGCGAGGCCAATAGCTGCGGCGATAGGAGCCGGGATAACTCCGAGCATGAGAGCCGTGATGCCCAATGCCAGCGAACCGACTGCGAATAAATAACCGAGTGCGACTAATATTCTTAATGCTGTCATTTTGTTTGCCTCTTAATCAAGTGTTAATTAAGTTTCGATGGTTGAATTATGAAACTTTTAATTAAGTTTTGCAAGTGAGAAATTTACTAAATTACGAAAATTTTACGAAAGTAGGGGAAACACCTACAGAACTCCGATGGCTTTGATCTTTATATAGGCACGTTTTTATGTCTCAATTAGTAACGCCGTTACGCCGTAACGGAGTAGGAGAATGAGACAACGTGGCGGCCTCCATTTTTGAATGTCTCAGTTGGAAATATCGGCGCAAAATTACAAGCCGTAATTTGGTAGGAAAAGCCGCGCCGTCTAGGTTAACCGAAAGGGTTAGCGGTTAGCGTTCCGCTCTATTCCTTTTATATTTTCTTTTTTATTAAATATTTTCTAAAGGGTAGGGAAAAACGGTAACCGCTAACCCCTAAATTTAACCTCCCATATTTATGGTATTTAAATGGTGCGCCGGCATTTAGCTCTATCAGTGGGAAAGGCGTCCGGATTGTTGCCAGCAGCAGAGCGGCGCGGGCGTATCGGAGCGAAACACCGGCGCGGAGCGCCTGTTTCATAGCCTTTTGGCAAGACCACGCGAGGAATAACCCCATTGAGATCGCGCGCGTGTCGGCCGCATTGCTTTTTACTCAACATTATAGTAATTATGTTGAATACTTCTCTAAATGCTTGCATTACACATATCTTTACCCATCTTTCTCCCCGGTAGTTTGCCGCGCCGACCCCCACCCCCTGAGCCGGCCGCGCCGCGCCGCCTCTTACTGCCTTGAGAAATTTTTGGCACTCCCAAGCCGTTTCGACCTAGGAGGGGTTATCTAACACCTGCATCCAAAAATTTTTCCATATTGTGAAAAACCGTTTTACAATTATGGCTAACAATATGAAATCCCAAGAGAAAATGAAAATTTACGTCGATATTGCCTACAACGACAAAGGGCGGCGAATCGGCAGCGGGCACCCTCGCGCTAAGTTCACCGACGCCGATGTCGAGCACGTTCTTATGCTCCGTACCACGGGAATGACAACCCGCGAGATCGCAGACAAAATGGAAATGTCCGAGTCCACGGTGCGCTCCTACATCCGCGGTGTAAGGAGGAGTCAGCCCCCTATGGCTTGGAAGAGAAAGGAGATCGTATGCGGGAAGTAAAGACAAAGACCGGCGCCAGCGTCAAAGAATGGAAGCCGCCGACAACACAGGAGAAAGCCGCGCAGAATGTCTGCCGCTCCAAGAAACCCGATAAGTCGCTCCGCAACCGAGAAGGCAGAGTCGCTCTCCGAGAGATGGTCATGCCCGAGCTTGGTTTGGTGCCGCGTGACATCCCGCCCGCGGAAGACGGGGACGTTTTATGCGAATCTCGCATACAGCACCTTTGCGATTTTCTCTCCTCGGGCGGCGTGCTTCAGAGGTGGCTCGACGCCGCAGGCGTAACAAGGAGTCAGTACACCTATCGAAAAAATCGTCAGGAAGGCCTCAAAATGCGCCTAGAAGAGGCGATGTATGTCGGGTGCGATGCCCTAGCCGACCGAGCGCTGGAAATCGCTCACAAGCCGTTTATAACGGTTGACGAGGTTGTGACGACTTTGGCCGACGGCAGACAGGTCACCGTGACCAAAACCGCCGACAATGTATTTGCCCGCAAGCTCGCGGTGCAGGCCACGATTGACATCTTGAAAAGAAGGGCGCCGGACCGCTACGGCGACGCCGTGAAGGTGGAGGTTGCCGACTCCCGCGCTCAGGCCATTATCGACGCCCGGCGCCGTCTGCGGGAAGCGAAAGGCAAGATCATTGAAGCCGAGGTTGTGGGTTAAGAAAAAAGCTCGTTTTCCTCGCGGCAGGAGGAAATGTATGCCCGCGTTATGCCGACAACGCGGCCAAGGAATTTTTTGATTACGGGGGAAAGTTCGGTCGGAGGGTTTCCGAAAGTAATTCTTAGAGAACCGTCGGGCGCTGTCATCTTCCTGCCGATGATCGCTCTTTCGCTACCTCCGACAGGCTTAACCAAGGCCGCTATCAGCGTGCCGTCGTCTAGTTCGTCTGCGTGAGTGTAGAATTTTTTCAGCAACGCTCTTCCGTCTAGCGCCGCGTCAAATTCTTCTTGCGTGAGTTTTGGCGCGTTTAAGTCAATAAAGACCCAATCTCCGACTTTGATCTCGGGATCCATAAGCGCGTGCGTCATCCTTACAACAGCAACGTTAGAGCCACCGAAGTTCGGCGGAACGGGTTCTCTGAGTAAATCTTTATCGTGAAAAGGATTGAACCCGTCTTCGACATCAAGTTTCGCGAGGGTTTCGGCGGTCACCTTGTAGGCTTCCTGAAGTGGTTCATTTAGAGGTGCCTCGATGTCGCCACTGCTTGTGAAAACGTCAGGTTCGAGGTCTGTACCTTTGAGCATTTCTTGATACGGAATTTCTAAGGCGTCAGCGATTTTTTTGAGGTTGTCGGGGCGGGGGTCTTTCGTTGTACCTTTCGCAATAGCCATGATCGCAACCTGGCTTAAACCCGTGAGCTTCGCAAGACGATAGCCAGTCAGGTTTCTTTCCTGCATGAGAAGCGTTAAGCGAGTTGAGAACGGAATAACACTGAAAACGTCCACGGCTTTCTCCCTGTTTTGCTTAGGTATTTATTGATAAAAATTATATCAAGTTTGTATAAATATTAAACGCTTTATAGCCGATTGACTTCAAAAGTCTCACAATGATAAGATAATTAAAATTTAATTAAGTTAGGAGGAATCATGAGGCCTTCGGTTAGAGACAATGTTCTTTTTCTAAAAAAAATCGGCGTAGCGCCAAAGGACATAGCAAAGAAGACAGGGGTGTCTTTGCCCACGATCTACCGATACACGGTGGAGGAACCGTCGAAACAGTTTTGCGTAATTGAACGAGCGATTAGTGCCTTTGCGCAAAGCGAGGCAGAACGCGTGAAAAAAAATCATTGAGGATTATCAAGCCTCATTAGGAGAATAAATGAACTACTTCAAAGATCAAGGACCCCTCCTTCTTGTGAACGGTTACCGAATCGTTAAGATCGCAGGACGAGGAAAGAATCCGATTGAGAACGGCTGGACAAAAAAGATCGTTACCGCTGAGGACTGCGAAAATGACAACGCCGCAGATCGAAGCGTTGGGATAATCTGCGGCGAAGACGTTATTTGCGTTGACGCGGACATCAATAACGATAATGTTGCAAATAGGATAAAAGAGTTCATTAGACGACAATATCCTGACTGCATTATACCGACTCGCTACGGGAAGCGCCCGAAGTTTGCAATGCTTTTCCGAAACACCCATAACCTCCCGCCGAGCCGAACTCAAATATACGAGAAGCTCGAAGGAGACGAACGTGTAACGGCGCAAATCGAGTTCAGAAGCAAGAACCAGCAGTTTGTCGCCTATGGTGTACATCCGGCCACGGGCAAAGAGTACGAGTGGGAGAACGGGTCGCCCGAGTTTTTGTCGGTAGAAGACCTCCCGATCTTGACGCCCGAGATCAGAGACGCAATCGAGCAGAAGCTCGACGAGTTTGTAAAAGCCGAAGGGTTTTCTGCGGAACATCCGGCTGAAAGCGGCAAGGCTCTTGAAGACACCAAGCTCGAAGAGGAAGACATCGAGCTTTTGAATATGTCCAAGCGCAAGGGTATGTCGATTGAAGACGCCGAGGAAGCGTTGAAAGACTGCACCTTGAGCGTTGACGACTACACCTCTTGGCTGACCGTCGGGCAAGCGCTGCACTTCGAGTTCAACGGGGCCTATGCTGCGTGCGATCTTTGGGACCAATGGAGTGGAAAGTCTCCGAAGTACGAGGCGGGTAAGACCCGTGAAAAATGGGATACGTTCTCGTCCAATAGGGTCAACTCCGTGACAATGGCAACAGTGCTTTCCCACTGTCCGAACTTTCAGCTCAGCGAGATTGTTGCTACCGACGAGGGCGCAATGACCAACATTGTCATGCGCCGTCTTAAAGGCCTTGTGCGTTACGTCCCCAAGCAGAACAGATGGGCTTACTTTGATGGTCTGCATTGGTGCGTAGGAACGGAGGGAGGGCCGGCAGCCTTGGTTCGGCGGATTGTTGAGCGAGTGCTTAAGGAACAGCTCGAAACCTACAAGGCGGATACCTCACTCGGAAAGGCCGTGAGAGGTTACTCTAAGCTCTTCATAACGAATAAGGCTAACCGTGTGCAGAGACTTTTCGATAACTTTAAGTTGTATGACGAGATGTGGTTGGAAGCAGATGTCATAGACAGCAACAGCCGTTACTTCGGAGTCGGGAATGGAGACATTGACCTTACAACGGGAGAACTTCTGCCGCCGTCGCCCGAACGTTTTGTCTCCCGTCATACGCACATTCACTGCATTAAAGACGCTCAATGCCCGCGCTGGAGACAAACTCTGAAGGAATGCCTAGAGAAAGACAGCGTGATAGATTATTTCCAAAAGCTCGTCGGGCAAGCTGCACTCGGACGATTGAATCACGGACTTTTGGTATTCCTCTATGGCGGCGGTTGTAACGGTAAGTCAACCATTCTTGAGGTTCTGCGTGAGGTCTTCGGTGACTATCACCGCACCGCAAGTCCCGAAGTCTTTATGCTTTCTAACCGAACAGGCGGCAATCTTCGTACCGACTTGATCGACTTAAGAGGCGCCCGAATTATTGAGCTTCCTGAGACGGGGCAGGGCGGTCGCCTTGACGTTCACCAAATGAAGCGAATCACAGGCGGCGACCAGCTTAGCGCCCGAGTTCCTTATGCAGTGGAGCAGGAAAGATTCTCGCTTGTAGGAGTTCCCTTTATTGCCACAAACCATCGCCCCGATATTCAGGAGAACGACGACGGCACTTGGCGCAGAATAAATTCGATTAACTTTCGGCGCAACTTTGATAAAGACCCGGAGATCAAGAAGGACGAGCATTTGCGGGAAAAGCTCGCCCTTGAATATGAGGGCATTCTGAATTGGGTGATAGAAGGCGCTCTCAAGGCGCAGAAGGAAGGGTTAAAGAAACCCGAAGAAGTGCTGAAGGATGTCGAGGAATACAGACATGAAAATGATCTTGTCGGTCAGTTCGTTGAGGAACGTTTAGTCTTCGACGAAAAAGAACACATAACCGGCAAGGTACTCACGGACCTTTGGAAAATCTTTTGCGAAGAAAAAGGCGGCAACGGAGGAATCAATAAGCAGAGCAAGTTATTGGACGCTCTTATACGCCGTTACGGTCTTACTAAGACTTCTCCTAAAAATCGCCCGCGTCTTAACGGTATCCGCGCTAAGAAAGACATCGAACTCATGGACAGCGGCGACGAAGACTGACACTTGAACCGCCTCACATAAACCACAATAGCCTCGGAATTTAACCTCCGGGGCTTTTTCGTGTCTGACAAATACCTTGAACAAGAGATCGCTACTCGGCTTGCCGAGTTCTTTGACGACCCTTTGGGGTTCGTGATGTGGGCTTTTCCTTGGGGAGAACTCCCCGAGATGTCGGTCGTACGTCTGCCCGAGCCTTGGCGCTCTCAGTTTCACTGCGACTTCGGCCCCGACAAGTGGGTCTGCGAGTTGTTGGAAGACATCGGCCGCGGCGTCAGAGAACGCGGCTTTGACGGTGTGAACGCCGTCATGCCTCAGCGTATCGCTATTGCCTCGGGCCACGGTATCGGCAAGTCCTGCCTTACTGCACTTCTTGTGACGTGGCTTATGGCAACGCGCCCACACTGCAAGGGCATTGTTACCGCCGTGACCGCAAGCCAGCTCACCACCAAGACGTGGGCTGAAATCAACAAGTGGATGAAGCGCTCGGTCGTTGCCGATATGTTCGAGTACACCGCCGACTCAATCCGTGCAAAGGAAGCGCCCGAGACGTGGCGAGTGGACGCCGTGACCTGTAAGGAGGAAAACTCCGAGTCTTTCGCAGGTCAGCACGCCGCTTCCTCCTCCCCGTTCTACATCTTCGACGAAGCCTCGGGTATCTCGGAGAAAATCTTCGAGGTGGCAGAAGGCGGTTTGACCGACGGCGAGCCCTTCATGTTTATGTTCGGGAACCCGACGAGAGCCTCGGGTACGTTTTATGCGGCTTTTAACGACCGCAAGAAAAGGGCGTCATGGTACACGCGGCACGTGGACTCCCGCGACGTGGCAATTACAAATAAGCGGCAGATCGAAGCGTGGAGAGAAGAGTACGGCGAAGATTCCGACTTCTTCCGAGTCCGTGTGAGAGGTGAGTTCCCGAACCAAGCGAGCAATCAGTTCATACCTTCTTTCTCGGTTGAAGAGGCTATGAAACGCGCCCCCGTCGATCATCCGACTGTAGCGACTATCGGCGTGGACGTGGCGCGATACGGGGACGACGACTCCGTAATTTTTTTCCGGTTCGGCAAAAACGCCAAAATGCCCTATCGAGTTTTTCACGGACTCTCCGTTGTAGCGCTTGCTCACGAGATTAAGAAGGCTATCGCCTACTGCTACGAACTCGGATTTAAGCAGGTCTACTGCTTCGTTGACGAGACGGGCGTCGGCGCTGGCGTCGTGGACATTCTTTTGGACGCAGGCTACAAGGAAGTCTATGGCATTAACTTCTCAATGGCTGCCGACGACTCCGATCAGTTCGACCGTAAGAGAGACGAGATATGGGGCCGCGCCCGAGAGTGGCTCAAGAAAGGTTGTCTCGTTGAGGACGAGGACTTAAAGCACGACCTTGTGGCGCCGGAATATGAAATCCGTCCGAGCGGAGCAATCAAACTCGAAAGCAAGGAGAGCATGAAAAAACGGGGTCTTAGTTCCCCCGACATCGCCGACGCTTTCTGCCTTACCTTTTCAATGCTGATTGCGGAATATTCGCCCGAAGACTACCAGCGCAACAATCAACACGTGGCTCAGGCCCGCATGGATTACAACCCTCTAGATTTCCGCTTCTGATACTTGACGCGACCTCGGCGCCCGATACTACGGCAAAACAACGGAGAACTTTATGCACGTGAAGGTATTGAGCACGCAGGAGGTTATGTCTTACCCGGGCTTTGACGAACTCATTGAGGAGTATTCGCAAGCCTTCGACAACTCTCAGACGGGCCCCGTCAAAGTGGATTGGAAGGCCTACGAAGACTTCGGGGACAACTTGAAGACTGCGGCCGTCATCGCCGAAGGCAAGATCGTCGGCCTTGCCGCCGTCTTGATTCAGCATTCCCGCCACTACGATATGCCCGTGGTCACCATCGAAGCGCTCTACCTTCGCCGCGCTTACCGCAAAGGTACTGCGGGTCTGCGTCTGCTTTGGGCCGCCTCTGACATCGCCCGTGACTCGGGCGCAAAGGGCTTGGCGTTATGCGCACCGCCCAACAGCGAACTTGAGAGGCTCTGTATCGCCAAAGGCTACGCCGACCTGCGGCACGTCTATTGGGTGTCCGTATGAACGAGTTGTCTCTGCCTACATCAACGGAAGCGGCGATACGCCGTGTTGAAGAGCTTGGCGAAGCGCTCAAGCAGAACTTCCCCGAGTACGTCTTCTCTGTCGAGCATTCCCTGCACGGAGGAATGTACGCCCGCACCATCCGAATGCCCGCGGGCACGGCCGCCGTCGGAACGCTTATTCGCGTGCCCACGCTTCTCATTGTCAGCGGGCACGTGCGCATTAACTCGGGAGATCGCGTCTACGAACTTCAGGGCTACCACGTCTTAGAGGGCGAGATCAACCGCAAGCAAATGGCATGGGCCTTAGAGGATACCGAGATCACCATGATCTTTGCGACTAAGGCAAAAACGGTTGACGAGGCCGAGCGGGAGTTCACCGTCGAATTTGAACAGTTACAAAACCGAAAGAAGGAGATTTCAGCATGAGCGGAGTCGCAGTCGGAGCAGCGGTCGTAAGTACCGCGGCCTCCATTTACAGCAGTAACCGTCAGGCCAAAGCCACACGTGCCGCGGCCAACGCGCAGGTCGATCAGTCCAACAAGCAGTTGGCTCAGCAAAAAGAGCAGTACAACCGTGCCAATCAGAAGCAGGCCGACATCGGCTCGCTCTTGGAAGCCAACACAGGCTCCGACCTCGGCACCACTATGTTGTCGGGCGCTCAGGGCATTGACCAAAACCAGCTCCAACTTCAGAAAGGGGGCACCCTTCTCGGAGGCTAATCATGGAACTTAGAGAAAAAGTCCAAAGCCGCTGGGACGCTTTGAAAGAGGAACGCTCCTCTTGGATGTCGCATTGGAAGGACATCAGCGAGGTGCTTCTGCCGCGAGCAGGGCGCTTCCTACCGACCGAGAACAACCGCGGAGGCAAAGCCGCATTCCGCAAGATTCTCGACAGCACGGGCACCCGAGCACTGAGAACCTTGTCCGGCGGCATGATGTCAGGCATGACCAGCCCCGCTCGCCCGTGGTTCCGTCTTACAACGTTCAACCCCGAGTTGGACGAGAGCTACGAGGTCAAGGTGTGGATGTCGCAGGTCACCTCTCTCATGCAGATGGTCTTCTACAAGTCCAATACCTACCGTGCGCTTCAAATGGCCTACGAGGAATTGGGCGCCTTCGGCACGTCTGCGACCTTGATCTACGACGACTTCGACCGCGTTATCCACTGCCATCCCTTGACCATCGGTGAGTTCGCTATCGCGACGGACTCCCGAGGCCGCGTCAACACCGTGTACCGAGAGTTCCGCATGACGGTGGCTATGCTCGTGCAGGAGTTCGGGCTTGAGAACGTAAGCCGCACGGTCAAGGACCTTTACGAGCGCGGACAGATGGACGAGTGGGTTGAGGTCATCAATGCGATTGAACCTCGCACGGAGCGCGACCCGAGGAAGACCGACGCCAAGAATATGCCGTATCTTTCGGTGTACTTCGAGAAGAGCAGCGACAAGGGCAAAGTCTTGCGCGAAACAGGCTTTACGGAGTTTCCCGCTATGTGCGCTCGTTGGTCGGTAACAGGCGGCGACATCTACGGAACGAGTCCGGGCATGGAGGCGTTGGGCGACCTCTGCCAGCTACAGCAAATGCAGTTCCGTAAGTCGCAGGCGATTGACTACAAAGTTCATCCGCCCGTCTTAATCCCGAGTGAAATGAAGAACATGGGGACGCAGTTCCTCCCGGGCGGCGTTATTCCGTACTCCAACGCACAGCAGGCCCAGCAAATCCGCTCGGCCTACATGGTCGATCTCGACTTGAACTCTCTCCTTGTCGATATTCAGGACGTGCGCCAGCGCATTAACGAGGCCTTCTACCGCGACATCTTCATGCTGATGGTCAACTCCACCGACAAGACCATGACGGCGACCGAGGTCACCGAGCGGCACGAGGAGAAGATGCTGCTGATGGGACCCGTGCTCGAACGCTTGAACGCTGAAATGCTCGACCCCTTAATCAACATCGTGTTTAACAAGCTCGTGCAGGCAGACCTTCTGCCGCCGCTCCCCGAAGACTTGCAGGGTCAGCAGTTAAACGTCGAGTTTATTTCCATCCTCGCTCAGGCTCAGAAGGCCATTAGCACCAACTCCGTGGACCGTATGTTCTCAGTGCTTGGCAACCTCGCAGGCATGAAGCCCGACATTGTGGATAACGTCGATCTCGACTTTTGGCCGCAGTGGTACGCCGACGCTTTGGGCGTTGACCCACGCTTCATTGTCTCGGGTAAGAAGGTCGCCGTCATCCGTGAGCAGAGAGCGCAGGCTGAACAGCAGGCCGCCGCTATGGAACAGCTCCAAGGGGCGACTCAGGCCGCCAAGAACATGGGTATGAGTATGCAGGGCCAAAGCCCCGAGCAGATCATGCAGGCATTCACAGGCTACTAACTGATACTTGAAGAGACTTTGATGGTTGACAATTCTGAAAAGTTCGATTGGGACGCACGGGAGCGTGAACGCGAAGTCCTCGAACGTGAGACCAAACAGGTTTTGCAGGAGAGGAAAAACGATCTCGAAACCGTGTTGTCAACCGAGCAGGGCCGTCGCTTCGTTTGGTCCTTGATGAGCGAAAGCGGCGTTTTCTGTTCGACCTACAACCCGAAGGCCGTGGATGTGGCAATTGACATGGCCTTCACGGAAGGACGCAAGCAGTTGGGCTATCGGCTTCTTGAAGAGATTCAGGTGCTTTGCCCGCACAAGTTTTTGTTAATGCAACAGGAGATGATTAAAAAATGGCAGAAGGCTTAGAAGGCGGAACACCCGCACCGGCACCGGCACCTACACCGGCGCCTGCTGCTACACCTGCACCGACTCCGGCGCCGACACCCGCTCCCGCAGGAGCAACTACCGAAGGTCAGGGCCTGTCTAACCCGTTAGGCGAAGCAGGCGGACTTCCCAATCCGTTGGGCGAGAATCCCGCGCCGCAGGATAACAAGCCGGTAAGCGAAGCCCCCGAGCACTACGCTGAGTTCGACATGGGTGACTACGGCAAGCTCTCTGAGGAATCCGCCAAAGACTTCGGCGCCGCCGCCCGAGAGCTGGGTCTCTCTCAGGAGAAAGCGCAGAAGCTTGTCAGCTCCATGACACCAGCAGTTGCCGCACATCTTCAGCAGAAACTTGCAGGCTACGCCAACGAGTGGATTGCTTCGGCCAAGGCCGACGCTGAAATCGGGGGTGCCAACTACAACCGCAACCTCGGAGTAGCAAAACTTGCCTACGACAAGTACGCCACGCCCGAACTTAAAAAAGTTCTCGCTGTCTCGGGTCTCGGCTGCAACCCCGAGATTCTCAGACTCTTCTACCGCGTCGGCAAGACGCTCCAAGAAGATCAAGGCGTGGGAGCAGGCAACGGTTCGCAGACTCAGCCTTTCGTCCGTTATCCGAATACCCCGAACATGAAGTAATCAAGAAGGAGAGGAAATGTCCACTAACGCAAAATACAATCCGACGCTTGCAGATATTGCAAGCCGTATGGGTCCCGACAAACGTGTCGATACCGACATCATCGAAGCCCTGAACGAAACAAGCGAGCTTCGTACATACATGACAACCGTCGAGGCCAATGGCGTCACAGAACACGTGACAACCGTTCGCACAGGCCTTCCGACCGTTGCATGGAAAAAATTGAACTGGGGCGTACAGCCGTCCAAATCCACAACCAAACAGGTCAAAGACTCCCTCGGTCGTATCGAGGCTTGGGCCGAAGTTGATACTCAGCTTCTTGAGATCAATGGCTGGGATAAAGACTTCCGCTTCACTGAAGAACTTGCTTTCGTTGAAGCTATGAATCAGAAAGTTGACCGCGCTATCTTCTACGGCGACAACAAGAAAGACCCCGAAGCCATTCTCGGTCTCACAGCTCGCTACGCCACAGGCAAGAAGTCCGCGGCTGACAACGCTGTTAATGTCATCGACGGGGGCGGTACGATTGCTTCCGGCAAGTCCTCCGACCTGACCTCCATTTGGGTCATGTGCTGCTCTCCGCGTACTCTCTTTATGACCTATCCGAAGGGTTCCTCCGCAGGTCTCAAGACAGAAGACAAGGGTATCTGCACAACCGAAGACGCTAACGGCGGCAAGTTCGATGTTACCCGCACAAAATTCTCTTGGGACGTGGGCCTCGTGCTTCGCGATTGGCGCTATGTCGTCCGCATTGCCAACATCTCCAAGGCCGCTCTGAAAGCCGACGCTGCCGATACGGGCGCTATTGACTTGGATGACAAGCTCTCCGACGCTATCAACCGTATGCCTTCTCTGAAAAACGGCGGCCGCTTTGTGATCTGCTGCAACCGCACCGTCAAGAACTGCCTTAAGAAACAGTTCAAGCACGCTAAGAACGTTCGCTACAGTATTTCTGAAGTCGCAGGTCAGGACGTTGACAAGTACGACGGTATCCCCATTGCTATCTGCGACGCTCTGGAATTTGGCGAGTCCAAGGTTCCGTTTGACGCCTAATTAGGAGAAAAGAATGATTGTTGACAAACTTAACGAACTCTCCGACGGCCAAGTCGTAACCGCGGCCGCCGCATCCGCCAACACCTATGATTTCGGTCAGACCTCCCCGACCCCGGGCTCCAACGGCGTACTGCACGTGGTGACCACGGTCGAGGCAGGTTCCACCGGACTCATTCAGGTAAAGATTCAGGAGTGTGACACTGAGAGTGGCACGTACACGGACCTTCTCACGGGTCCGAACGTCGCCATTCCCGACGAAGGCTTAATCCTCGATATGCCCGTCCCTGCTGTCACCAAGCGTTATCTGCGCGCCTACTACACTCCGACTAAGGCTTCGGGTTCCGACGCGCCCGCCGCTAAAGCGACTCTCTCCACGATCATCACATGGGGCGTGGAACAGCAGAGCGGCTGGAAGGGTTCCGACGCTTATATGGAAACAAAGTAAAGAATCGGGTCAGTTGCATTTGAGTCACTCCAACTGAGATTTTTGGGCGCCAAGTGCGCCCGTTTTTTTAGGAGCTTTTAAATGGCAAGTGAAGTCCAAATCTGCAACCTCGCCTTATCGCGAATCGGTGAGGACGGCTCGATCATCTCGCTTGACCCGCCCGAAGGAAGCGAGCACGCGGCAGCTTGCGCGGCCTTTTATCAGCGCGCATTGGGTTCTCTTTTGGAGTCCCATGATTGGAGCTTCGCGACAGTCAGAATGGCGCCGGGCAAGCTCGCTACCGAGGACACCCACGGATGGAGAGCGGCTTATGTCCTGCCGCCTGAGTGCGCCCGGGTCATCTCCGTGCAGGGTCTTAACGACACGACGCACTACTACGCGCCTGAGAACGAGCATTACGAGATCGAGTCCAAGGAAGGGCAGAGAGTGCTCTACACCGACTGCGAACTGCCGATTGTGCGCTACATAACCGCCACGCCGAACCCGGGGTCTTTTACCTCTTTGTTTATCGACGCATTGGCGTGGCGGTTAGCCTCCGATCTTGCAGGCCGCATTATCAAGAGCAAAGAGGGTATTACCGTTGTGAACGCCTGTATGCGCAACTATCAAATCGCACTGGGTGAGGCTACACGCAAAGACGCCAAGGAAAAGAATCAGCCCGCAGAGCACATCCCTGATTGGATAAAAGCACGAGGAGGCTTCAATGGCTATTAAAAGTGTGCAGGTCTCTTTTGCGGGCGGCGTGGTCTCGCCCGCTATGTTCGGCCGCGTGGACGATCAGAAGTACAAGACGGGACTAGCGAAGTGCGAGAACTTCGTCTGCTCCCCGCAGGGCGCAGTCTTCAACCGTCCCGGGTTTGAGTTCGTGCGCGCCACGAAGTACGCCGACAAGAAAACCCGCCTCATTCCTTTTAAGTTCTCGTCCGATCAGACCATGGTGATCGAGTTCGGAGATAAGTATGCGCGCTTTCATACGAACGGCGCGACCTTGATGTCGGGTAACTCTCCTTACGAGATCACAACGCCATACGAAGCGGATGACCTCGCGGAGATCAAGTACACGCAGTCAGCCGACGTTTTGACGCTCGTACATACGAAGTATCCTCCGAAAGAATTAAAGCGCTACAGCGCCTACGATTGGCGCTTAGAGACCATTGACTTTGCGCTTGGTATCTCGGCTCCCACCATCAGCGGCGTGACGTACTACCCTAATGGAAACACGAGCGAGAACCGCTTCAACGTTCGTTATGTGGTCACAGCCCTGAAAGAAACCGACGAGGGAACCATTGAGTCGGGCGCAAGCACCGCGTTCACCATCTCTTGTAATCTTTATCACAATGAGAGCAACAACGTCATTCAATGGGGCGCCGTGACAGGCGCTAACCGTTATCGCGTCTATAAGTCTTTGTCGGGCGTCTATGGCTACATCGGGGAGACCAACGCCTTGACCTTCACGGATGACAATATCGCAGCCGACGAGTCCATCACACCGCCTCGATACGACACGATCTTTCAATCGGCAGGCTCCATTCAATCCGCGACGATCACCAACGCAGGCACAGGCTACGTGGGGCCGAACGGTGAGATTACGAGCGTCACGCTGGACTCACAGGAAGAGTGGCGCACGGAAAGGAAAATGCAAATCCCTGCGTACCATGCTTGGTACAACGCTTGGGAAGTATTGAACCTCGTCGATTACATTAACTACTTCCAATACAACATTTACGTCGTTGACGACGCGGGTACGGGAAGCGGAGCCGAGATCGAGCCGATTCTTGAGTCGGATAAGAACAAAGTCTATGACATCGACTTCCACGGTTTCGATAAAAAGAAGACGGGTTACGTAGCGATAAAGCCCTTGATCGGTCTGAGAATCAAGAAGGCAGGTTCAGGCTACGTCAAACCTCGATTGATTATCGACTGCACGGCGCACCCCGTGCTGACAATGGACGCGGGAAACATCGACGGTTACGGTTTGGACGACACTACACAGGTGCGTCTCAACTTGGTGAGAACGACGGCGCCTGCGTCGGGCCGTGTGTTTGCAAATGGTTTTACACACCGCGGCATTATCGTGACCGACCCGACGGGGCGAGGTGCCGTTCTTACACCTGAGTTTGCCAACGGGAAGCTAACGCGAGTCAATATCCTTGACGGCGGACAGGGCTACACCAACCCGACGGCAACCGTCTATGCCGAGTATGGCTCGGGTGCTACCGTGAGCTTGTCGCTCGGTGCAATCGGCGACTATCCCGGATGTGTGACGTACTACGAGCAGAGGCGCTTTTTCGGCGGCACTCGCGTCCGTCCTCAGATGTTATGGGGAACCCGTCCGGGCACTGAGTCAGATATGAGCTACACCATCCCGACGCAGGACGACAACCGCATTAAGTTCCGTATCGCCGCTCAGCAAGCGTCTCGCGTGCAGCACTTGGTACCGATCTCTCAGCTTCTTGCATTGACTGAGACCGCCGAGTTCCGCATTACCTCGGTCAACTCCGACGCCTTAACGCCGAACTCCATCTCCGTGAAACCGCAGAGCTACATCGGAGCTTCTCCCGTCCAGCCCGTGATTATCAACAACACGGCGGTCTATGCCGCCTCCCGCGGCGGACATCTGCGAGAGCTTGGCTACAATTGGCAGGCCAACGGTTTCATTACGAGCGACCTTTCCATCCGTGCCCCGCACCTCTTTGAACTCGGCAAGCGCGTCGTGGACTTAAGTGTCACGGCGGCGCCCGAGCAGATCATTTGGGGTGCGACGAACAAGGGAGAGCTTTATGGCCTTACCTATTTGCCCGAGCAAAACGTCGGGGCTTGGCACGTGCATACTACTAAGGACGGCTACTTCGAGTCCTGCGCCGTCGTGACCGAAGGCGAGGAAGACCGCCTCTATGTGGTAGTGCGGCGCCTTGTGAACGGGGCCTACGTTCGTTACGTGGAACGCATGGGCACCATGTCCGCTGCTACGTTGGAAGAGTCTTTCTACGTTGACTCGGGTCTTACTTACCGAGGCGTGCCCGTCTCGACGCTACAAGGCTTGAACCACCTCGAAGGCTGTACCGTGGCAGTGCTTGGAGACGGGGCCGTCATGCCGCCGCAGAAGGTGAAAAACGGGAAGATTACTTTACCGGAAGAGCACTCGGTCATTCACGTGGGACTGCCGATCACCGCAGAACTTCAGACCTTACCGATTGCCATTCAGCTTAACGACGGCTCCTATGGTCGAGGTCATACAGCCAACATCAACAAGGCTTGGTTGCAGGTCTATCGTTCCAGCGGCATTTGGGTCGGTCCGTCGTTTGAGGAGCTGACGGAGAACAAGCAGAGAACGGACGAGCCATACGGCGCCCCGCCCAACGCGGTAACGGGCACGGTAGCTGTGTTGACAACGCCCTCATGGAAAGACGAAGGCAAGGTCTGCGTAAGGCAGGCCGACCCCCTGCCGCTGAAGATTACGGGGCTTACCGTTGATCTCGCGGGCTGACACTTGACGACAATTTGAAGCGTTACCTTATCCCCACAACCACGTGGGGATTTTCATGTCTTCTTACTACAGTTATCAAACCAATACACCGCGAATGTTCACGCCCGCCGAGCAGGAGCAGTTCGAGCTTGCGCGCCTCGGGCCGGTCACACCCGCACAGCAGGAGGCTTTTGCGGACTACGGCTACGAGCCGAGAGCCACGCAGGGGGCGGGCGCCAAGACTGAGACCGATTGGGGCAACACCTTCGGTCTTGTGGGCTTGGGGCTGACCGTGGGTCAGGCACTCGGGAGCGCCTATAGCACTTGGGCCTCTTCCAAGACGCAGGCCGCCGTGCAGAAAGCGCAGAGCAAGATCGCCGCCAACAACGCCGAATCCATGCAGATGGGTGTGGAAATGAGCCGACGCCAAGGCGAGGCCGTTATCGGAAAACTCACGCGCAAAGCGGGGCAGACGAAGGCTACGCAGAGAACGAGAGCCGCAGCCAACGGCATCGGGCTTGGCACGGGCAACATCGCCGAGATTATGGCGACGACCGATCTTCTGAAAGGCGAAGACATGAAGACCGCAGAACTTAACGCTATCGCGCAGTCTTGGGGCTATGCCGCCAAGGGCGCGTCGCTTACGGGTCAGTCCAAGGCGCTCGGCATTCTCGGTTCTGCCAACAGCGACGTTGCGCTCGGTAATGCTTTTGCCGCGGGGCTTGAGGGCGCGGGCCGCGTCGCAAGCTATTGGCAGTCCTTTAAAGCAGGTGTAGGAGTAAGACGATAATGGCAGGTTTAATTCCGAATCAGACACAAGACTTAACCCCGACCGTCAACGTCGGCACCACCGACTTCATGGACCCGACGGGCCGCGTGCAGGTCAAGCAGCCGAACTACGAACCTATGGCCCGCGCCGCGCTTTACTTCCAGCAAAAGCAGAACGAAGCCAAGATCGAGCGCGCCCGCGGCGACTTGGAGCGTTACATCACCGAAAGTACCTACGGTGTTCCGGGAGAAGACGGCAAGCCGCAGGGCGGATGGAGACAGCTACAAGGGGAGAACGCCTGCCTGCCTGATGACGACGGCAAGGGGCTTGCTCAGCGCGTGGACGAGGGATTGGAAGCCGCCAAGCGCCAATACACCCAAGGCTTCACGCCTGAGATGTTGAAGCAGTTTGAAGACCGCTACTACATCAATCGTCGCAATCAGGTCTATAACTCCGCGAGTGCTTTTGTCTTGGAGCAAAACAACGCATGGAAAAAGTCCTCTGCCGAGGGCAACATCGCCATTGGTATCAACGGGATGATTAAAGCGGTCAACGACCCTGCGTCTTTTGAAGCGAATCAGAAACTCGTTGACAGCAATGCACTTTTCTATGCCCGAGAACACCTCGGCCTGGATAATGCCGCGGCGCAGGTCTATGCCCGAGAGCAGGTATCCAAGGGCGTGGCGGGCGCCATTACCAATATTCTTGCCGACATCCAAAACGACCCCCGAGCTATCGTTGACGCACAGCGCCTTCTGAAAGAACACGGTGATCTGATGACGGCTTCCGATCTTGTACGCACGCGTAACTTGGTCGATCAGGAAGCCAACAAGATCAGCGACACCAACATGGTGGACAGCGTGGCAAGAAGCCTGACGCGCAACACGGAAATCTTCGGCCACAACGGAATGCCGCCGTACAAGCTCGGTACTGCCGAGCACGGCTTCGGCATTTGTATCGGGATGGAAAGCGGCGGACATCAGCTCGATACCAAGACGGGCCAAGTGCTTGTCGGGCGTTACCGTGACGGCTCGGTGCCTAAAGACCAAAGTAAATGGTCTTACGGTGCGGCGCAAATGCAGATCGGTACTGCTGAGGAAACCGCCAAGCGAAACGGCGTTGTATGGGATAAAGAGAAGTTTTTGAAAGACCGAGACTACAACATCGAGCTTGGACTTCTGCATTACAACTACCTCGTGCGTCAGTTCGGCGGTCAGCTTGAATTGGCAAGCGCCGCGTACCACGCAGGGGAAGGTGCGGTTAAGAAGGCACTGACCGAGGCCGCCAAGAAGGGCGGGTCTTATCTCGACTACCTCGGCCCGCACAGCCGCGACTATGTGACGAAGTTTCGAGAAAGATATAACGCCGCCATTATGAAATCGGGTAGCGGCGGCTCGATCTTTGACCCTGCCAGTTTTCAAAAGTACGGAGAGTATGCTTCCCGCAAACAAGTGGAAGACAAGGTGCTTGAGCTTGACCCGAGGGCCAGTTTCGACATCGCGCACCGCAACAGCATTACCGACCGAACCTATGCGCAGTTGGAAAAGCAACGGCAATCCGATATGCGGGAGCGCGAGAACGGCGGTGCGGCGATTCTCAATTGGTGTTTTGAAAACAGCTTCGACATCGGCAACGTACCCGTTCAGCTCAAGAACCGTGTGACGCCGAGCGATTTTGCCGAGATCGCATCCAAGGTTAAGGCTCTCCGAAACAACGATCAGTCGGGAGACCGTGACCTCTACACCAAATACATGACCAACGATAAGGCCCTGCTGGAGCTCAGCGACGCGGGCTATACGTTGGTGCGTGCCGCCGTGCCGGGAGACGTTCGCCAAGCGCTTGACGACCAAAGAGCACGCCTCAAAGAGAAGGACGCAATGGCGCACCAACAGCAGGCGCTCGACGTTCGCGACGCTCAAGTCGGCAAGTTCAAGCCCGAGTACGAGCTGAGCATGGAGCGCATGACTCAATCGTTTAAGGAAGTCTATGGCGCCCAAGAATGGAAGGACTTAGACGAGAACAAGCGTATGGACATGATCGGTATGTTCCGGGGCTTTGTCGCTGAGCAACTGCAAGTCCTCGCTAGGCAGGGTAAGGAGATCGGAGCCAATACGCTCAATGACCTGACCAAACAGTTCTTGAGCCATGAGTACGACACGAACAACATCATCATGCCCGACTCTAAAAAGAACTTTACTCAGCTCAGTGCCAAGGACGCCAACACCACCAAGCGCGGAAATCTCTATGCCATTGGCAAACAGCTCGCCACCTTGAAGCGCGAACGCCTCGGTTTGCCCGACGCCAGCCCTTCGCAGGGCGAGATTTATGAGGCGCTCGTCAATCTCGACACCCGTCAGTACACCAACCTTCAGGGGTTCTCTTTCGACGGCTTCTCTCAGCCTCGCTTGGACTATGTGAGAAAGACCTTCAAGTGGCTCTACCACCGAGACCCCGACGCGCTCGAAACCCTCAAATGGTACACGCGCTCCCTTTGGAAGAAGGAAAAGATGGACGGCGAAGTAGCTGAAGAGGCGAAGACCCCGCTCAACAACACCTTCGACGGTTTCGGAAACGATTAAGGAAAAACTATGTCCTTTGAAGATGATATGAAAAAGGCCGCGGTGCAGTCCGCCGCGCTCTCCTACACCGACGCCTTGAATCAGGACATCGTGCCCGAGCAGGCGGCTAAGAACTTTGCCGTGGCTCGGCAGTTCGGTATTACGCCGACAGAAGCCGCGCAGATGACGCCAAAAGAAGTGTCCATCCGACAGGCGCAGGACATTGACTATGCCGCAATGCAGGCAATGACTCCCGTCTATCTCCAAAGGATTGTTGCCGACCCTGAGAAGGCTCAGCTCGTCAAGGACGACGTGGCAAGCGCGGGTCTTTTAGAACAAGCAATCTTCAAGATGACAGGCAGTCCATATGACGATGCCCGTTGGTTCAAGGACAGCCGCAACGCTATCGCACGCGGTTCTTTCGGTCTTTTCAATACCATGCCGGGGCTGGGCAACATCGGTAAGCTCGACGACGCCGCGGCTCGTTTGGTGCGGCTCGATCAGATGACCGCAGAACTTCGCGAGGGCAAGACGCCTATGGAAGTTTTCGGCATTAAGGACGAGAACATCGCCAACATCGCCATGCAGTTTTTCACGCAGAACATCAAGGGAATGCGTGAGGAATTGCAGAAAGAGCAGAGGCAATACGCAACGCAGACGGCAACCGCCAATCGCATGAGCGCGCTCTTTCCTGAATCTGAGGCCAAGCAGGAGTTCGCACAACAGACCGAACTCGGAGACTCGGCAAGCTACATCCTGACGCATCCGGGAATTGTTCCTGAGCTGTTTTGGGAGTCCTTCATTCAGTATGCACCTGCCATGCCGTCTATCGGCTTGGCTTCTGCATTAGCGGGCCCCGCAGGTGCCGCCGCAGTCACGGGCGCTTTCTCTTATGGCCTAGACAGAAACTCCACCCTGATGGGGAAGATCAATGAGGAAGGAAAAGGAGGAATGACCGCTGAGGACATGCAAGCCGCAATCTCTGACCCCGCTAAGCTCGCGGAGTTTAGGGAGAAAGCGGCGCTCCACGCAGGCCCCGTTGCACTGCTTGACGCCGCGTCCGCAGGTCTTGCCTCCAAGACGTTATTGCCTAAAGCACTGCACGCCAAACTTTCTGCTCCGTCCCGCATTATGGCCGAATCTGTTGTCCAAGCGCCCGTTCAAGGCACGCTCGGCGGCACGGGCGAAGCCTTAGGTCAGATCGCCTCTGAGGGCAGAATCACTTCTTGGTCTGATGTCTTGGCGGAAATGGTGGGCGAATTTACCACCGCGCCGCAGGAGATTGCGACCGCAGGCCACCGAGCCTACATGACGCGCCAAGTGGAGAAGGCAAAGGCCGAAGTACGCACTCAGAATTTCAAAGACCTCGGACAGCTCGCCCGCGAGAACGTCTTGGCCGAACGCGCACCTGATGTGGCCGAGAGCTACTTCCAAGAGATCGGGGACGCCGTGGGGCATTCCGAGGTCTATATCGACGCGCAGGCCGTGCAGGACGCAGGGCTTGCAGAAGCTCTTGTGCAGTTGTCTCCGAGCGCCGCCTCGCAGTTCCAAGCCGCTTTGCAGTCAGGCAGCGAGATCGCAATCCCTGCGGGCGAGTACCTTATGCGTATCGCTCGCTCCGACATCAACGACGATCTTGCGCCGCTCCTGCACTTAGCCGACGAGCCGTCCCTGCATCAAATGGAAGGGATGGAGGGCGAGGGCCAAGCCTCTGAGCAGGCACCGCAGGAAGGCGCGGAAGAGCAGCAGGCTGACAACCCTGTAGTTGACATCGCCGACGCCGTTTCTCAGGCCATTGACCAAGTGGCAGAGGGTTTGGCGGGGCAACAACCCGCCGAGCAAAATGAACAATTAACTAGGCAAAATGCACAATCTGCCGAGCAAAATGCGCAAGTCGCCGAGCCAATTGCAAACCGTTTGGAACGTGTACGTCCCAGGGAAACACCGAGTGAAATCAAGGCGTTAACTAAGGAGATCGCCTCGGTCTTCGAGAAGTCGGGCGCGCCGCAGACAGAGCAGGCCGCCATGACAGGACTCTGCTTGTCTTTGGCAATGACAGCGGCGCAAGACCTCGGCATGACGCCTACGGAGTTTTGGAGAGCGCACGGCCTCAAGCAAGTGGCCAATCCCGCGCAAGCCAACGCCGCGGGTCTTACGCAGAGCAACGGCTCCAAGGGCGAGTTCTTCCCGAGTCAGAACACCATCGTCCGCTGGGCCTCTGCCGACCCGAGTACGCTTGTGCATGAGTCAGGCCATTGGTTCCTGCATAACCGTATCGCTATTGCAGAAGACTTGGAGAACAAGGCTAAGACACAGGAACTCACCGAGGGCGAGAAGCATTATCTCGACGCAACTAAGGCGGCTATGAAGTGGTTGGGCATTGACTCGTTTGCGCAGTGGGACGCCATGACAATAGAACAGCAACGTCCTTTGCACGAGAAGTTCGCCCGCACCTATGAGGCATATCTCATGGACGGACGCGCACCGACGCGAGGCTTGCGTGCGCTCTTCCGTCAGTTCTCCAACTTCTTGAAAAAGGTCTATTACGTTCTCTCGGGTATCCCCGGAGCAGAACTCAATCCGCAGACCAAGGAGCTTTTCGACAATCTCTTTATCGCCCAAGAACAGGTGACGGAAGCCAAAATGCGCCGTCAGATGTTTGACCTGATGGAGCAGTTCGCGGGCCTAGTGGAGCCGGGTGCGCTCCAAGACTACGAGGACACTTTGCAGGAGCGCGACGCGCAGGCCTATGAGTACCTCGTTGCCGCTTTGGTAAAGAATATGCACCGCCAAGGCCGCCTACAGCTCAAAGCCGAAAAGAAGCTGACAAAAGCCGCCGACGAAGCACGCAAGCAGTTTGCCAAAGAGGAGAGAGCTAAGTTCGATCAGACCCGCGTGGGTCAGTTGATGTCCTTCTTGCGCGACGGAGAAGAGCAGGCCGACGGCACGAAGTACCGCCCGAAACTCACTAAGAGCGAGCTCTCTAAACTCGGTTTCACCGACGAGGAAATCGAGACCTTAAAGAAGGCTAAGCTCCTTTACGTTCACACCAAGGGCACAAGCCAAGTGAGCGCGCAAGACCTCGCACGTGACCGCGGCTACACAAGCGCCGACGAGATGGTTAAAGACCTGCTCGCCAACGCTGACATCGACGCCATTGTGGACACCCGAGTCCAGCAGAGAATGGATACGGAGCGAAGCGAGATCGCAAGCCCCGAGGCGATTAAGAAACTTGCCGACGAAGCGGTCTGCCAAGACGCGGCCGCACGAGTTGTGGCAATAGAGATCAACGCTTTGGAACGCTCTCAGAACCGCACCGTTGACGCCGCTTTCTTTGCGGACGTGGCGCGAGAGGCTTTGCAGGGCAAGACTCCGAGAGAGATTCATGCGGAGAACTACCGCAATCAGGCCGCCGCTAAAGCTCGTCAAGCGCTCGCGGCTTTAAAGCGCGGAGACCTAAAGCAGGCCGCACTTCTGAAAAGACAGGAGCTTTATCAGCTTTGCTTAGCGAACGAAGCAACGAAGATTGAGAAGCAGCAGTCCCGAGCAGAGAAGCTCTACAAGCGGATTAAGAACCGTAAGGAGATCAAGGGTACTTCCACTCGCTACCTCATTATGGCGCAGAGGCTCCTCGCCACTGCGGGCTACAGCGTCTCCGAGGACTTAACCCGAGACGCCGTGTCGATCTCTGAGTTCAGTCAGGAATGTAAAGATCAGGGCGAGATTCAGCCCAACATCGAAGACGACTTAGAGATCCGCATTCGCGATGCCTTCGGAGGTAAGGACGCCGACCCTAAGAACCTGCCTGTTGAATTAGCGCAGGAGTTGGAAGCCGCAGTGCGTCAGCTTATGAAGTTGGGACGCGACGTGAACACGGTAGAACTCGCAGGAGAGACCATAGAGCTGGATACCGTCGCAGTCGGAATTGCCGACGGCGTGATCGCCAATGCGCAGAAGCACGGTATCGAGGCCAAGGGTGCAATGGAAAACGTCGGCATTCGTGCCAAGGTCAAAGACGCGCTCGATAAGATCGGAATGTCGCACGCTCGTATTCCGTCGCTCTTTGCGGCAATGGACGGTAAGCGCAACGGCAATCTTTTCGAGGCCATTATTAAGCCCGCAGACGAAGCGGCAACGCACGAGGAGCAGTTGAAGGTTCATTTTGCCAAACGTTTATTCAAAGCCTTCAAGATTCTCGGCCGCAAGACCTTTGAAAAAGCGCGCTACTACGACTTTGCGCAGTCGAGTTTCACGCGAAGCCAAGTCATCGCTATGGCGCTGAACATGGGCAACGACGGAAACCTTGACCGCTTGGTCTCAGGCTCCGAGCTTTGGAAACCTGCGACAGGAGGGCGCAAACTCACTGCCGCTGAGATGGCTCAGATCGTGAGTCAGACCCTTACCAAGGAAGAGCTCGAAGCCGTCCAAGAAGTATGGGATACCTTCGCCGAGCTTCAGCCCGAAGTTATGGCGCAGGCCAAGCGCTTGACAGGCAGAACGCCTGAGCTAGTTCCCCCGCGTCCTATCTCCTTCCGTCTTGCCGACGGCACCGTGGTAAATCTTAAGGGTGGTTACTACCCCATTGTCTACGATCGCTTGGCAAGCGTGAAGGGAGAGGAGCTCGCCAACATGAAAGACGCCTTGAGTCAGGTAGCAGCGGCCTCCCGCAGTCAGAACACCGCTAAAGGCTTCTTAGAGAAGCGCGCCAAGAAAGTGGAGGGACTTGCTGTGACACTGACTTTGCGTGCGGCCTTCGAGGGCCTCGACGCGGAAATCCACCGTCTCGCTTGGGAAGAGTGGGTAGTGAACTCGGGCAAGATTCTGAAACGAGTCAGCCCGACGCTCGCGGATTATTGGGGGCCTCGTGCAGTGGGTGCTATCGACGAGTGGCGCAAAGCTATTGCCACAGGGAATGTCTCTCAGCCCGAGGGTCTTGACGCCATATCCCGAGTGGTCACGTCAGGTGTCTCTATTGCCGCGTTGGGTCTGAACGTCATCACGGCTATTGTTCAGCCCATCGGCATTATCAATACCACAGCGGTCATCGGTCATAAGTGGACTGCCAAGGGTCTGTCTCGCTTCCTGACAATGGGGCCGAGAGCGGCCTTCAAGTTCGCCGCGGGCAAGAGCGGTGCGTTTGAGAACCGCGCAAGAACGCGCTTTAGAGAATTGGCCGAGATTCAGGCTTATTCCGAAAGCTCGTTAGGACGCTTCAGAAACAACGTGGAACGCTATGCCTACTCCATGATTGTCTTCACTCAGATGTTGGTGGACGTACCCACGTGGCTCGGTGCTTATGAGAAAGCACTGTCCGAGGGGTGCGTTGACGCCGAGGCCGTCGCCCGCGCAGACCGCGCAGTGGTTGACGCTCAAGGCGGCGGGCGCCTTATGGACTTGTCTGCGGTCGAGCGCGGCGGTCCCTTGTCTCGAATCTTTACGGTCTTCTACACGTTCTTTAACTCCATTCTGAATACCGTGATGGTGAGCAAACACACCAAGGGCAGAATGGCTTTTGCCGCCGACGCGCTTCTCCTGCTCTGCTTCCAGCCCGTGATCGAAACCTTCTTGCGCGAGGGCATTAAGGCAGGCGTCGCGGGCGCCGACCCTGACGATTGGTGGGAGCACTGCATGGAAAAAGCACCGTGGTCTGTCGTTGACTTTAACCTCGGTCTCTTCGTTTTCCTGCGTGAGTTCTCGGGCATTACGGATTCTTATACAGGGCCGTCGGGTATGAAGAAGTTCCAAGACGTGCGCCGCTTTGCTCAGCAGGTCGAGCAAGGTGACTTCGATATGGCTTTTTGGAAGTCGCTTACCAACATGACGGGCGCCATATTCGGACTGCCTGCGGCTCCGATCACTCGCGCCATGACGGGTATCGACGCTATCGAACGCGGCAAGACGGATAACCCGTTGGCTGTCATCTTCGGCTACTCGGAATACTGATACTTGACGCCGTAACGCTCATTCAGAATTGCCAAGAAAAAGGAGAAGCTATGAGTATTTCAACAGAAGCGCGGAGTTCTCAGCTCTTGGTGGGCGACGGCTCGACCAAGACTTACGCCTTCGCCTTCAAGGTTTTTGACGCGGGTACCGACATCACGATTTACGAGGCAACAGGGGAGTCCTCCGAGAAAGTGATGTCGAGCGACCTCTACTCGGTGACGCTCAACGAAGATCAAGAGGGCTACCCGGGCGGGAGCGTGACGTTTACAACGGCGCCCGCAGCAGACTTGAAGTTCCGCATTGTCTCGTCCATTCCGTATCTGCAAAAGACGCATCTGATGAACCTCGGGTCTTTTTCTCCTAAGACTCTAAATGAGGTTTTTGACAAGCTCTGCGCGCTGATTCAGCAGGTAAGACTTCTTGCGGACCGAGCTTTAGTCGTGCCGTACACGCAGGACAAGACGCCTGAAGAAGTGCTGACTGAAGTCTTGGAGGTCGCTGCGACCGCCGGAGAGTATGTGCAGTTGGCTCAGTCTGTGTACGCCACGGTGGAAGCAGACGTTGCAGAGGTGAAGGCGATCAAGGCACAGATTGACGCAATGATGCTGACGTTTCAAACCATTGAAGCGTTGGCGGCGCAAGCTCAGGCCAATGCCAGCGCAACGAACGACGACAAGCTGACCTGTCAGCAGATACTCCAAGAGATTCAGACGGTTGCTTCGCAATCAGGATTCTCTACCCGCACAAGCCCGACTATCTCCGAGAACGAAACATTTCCGTTATCGAACCTGACGCCTTCTACATACATCAAGGCAGGAGACCTCGTTCTTAATACAACCAACGGGGACCTGTACCGAGTTACTGCTGTAACCGCGACAACCGCCACAGTCGGAGCAAAGATTTCAAACCTGCGCGGCCCCCGCGGTGAGCGCGGTTTGCAGGGCAGTCCGGGGCCCGCGGGTGAGCGGGGTGAAGCGGGGCCTATGGGTCAGAGTCCCTATGCCACCTGCTTCGGACAGTTCCAAGTAAACGGAGAGGGAATGCTTCAGCTCGAATACGTGGGTCTTGCGCCTGCTGAATTTTCTATTAACGACAACGGGGAGGTAGAAGCTACCTATGCCAACACTTAATATCGGAAAGGTGCGTTACACGTGGAAAGGCACCTATAGCGCTACGACCGCATACAACATTCTTGACCGAGTGAAGGACGCCGACGGTTATGTCTATGAAGCGATTAAAGCCGCACCCGCCGGAACAGAACTTACCAACGAAAACTATTGGATAAAACTTTCAGTTCAAGGCCCTAGCGGTTTGAAGGGTGACCCGGGTAATGACGGGCCAAAAGGCGATCCGGGCGAGGCACCGACGGCTATTTTGTACACGGAGCAGAACAATCTTACAGACGCTCAGCGGGCGCAAGCTCGAACAAACATCGGCTGGGCCGCGGCGTTCGCCGCGTCTTTTGCTTCTGCGATAGCGGCCTGGGTGACCAGCACTTTGGGCTCAAAGATCGAGGCCTATCTCGTGCCAATTCTCAAACAGCTTTGCTTAGATAACGGAGCCACTCAAGCCGAAATCGACGCTTTAGAAAACGAATCTGATTCATAAGGAGATAAAACATGAACACTCAAGAGATTAGAGAAAAAGTTAGAAAAGCCTGTAAATACCCTGTTATCAGTCCTGAATCGGTGGATGCCATGATCGACCATGCCGATTACCACCATGTGGCGGGTACAGGCACGATGGTATGCACCCTTGTGCTTAAGAATGGTTTCACTGTTACCGACACTTCCGCTTGTGTGGACGTTCGTAATTTCAATCCGGAAACCGGCAAGAGGATTTCCTATTCCAAAGCACGTGACAAAGTTTTCCACGTTCTGGCTTTTGCCTACTGCGACGAGCATTACGGAGATCAGGCATGACAACTCTTGCAGAGATTAAGCAGCAGTACCTATCCAAGGCGCTATCTAAGCCAGTGGCCGCTTACGGCGTGAAGATGGGCAACGGCAGAATCACGTCCTTGTCGGACGTTCAAGGGTTCCATGTCGAGCCGTGCTCAATCGAGCTTATCGCACTGGTTGATAAGAAGTACCTGAAAGGCGACAAGGTTCAAGAGGAAATTCCGATTGAGCCGCTTAATCGTCCAGAGGGTTTCCAGTATGGCTATGACCTCTACACCTTCACAACGCCTAAGCTGAAAGCTGACAACCTGAAGGTAGAAGTGTTGGAAAAACCGTTGATCGGTAAAGCCAAAGTCAAGTTCAAGACGGGTCAGCAGTTCGCAGTCAAATCTCAGTTGATTACTGACGAGCTGTATCAGAGTGCTGATGGGAAATATTACACACAGGCAGACCTTCCGGAAAACTCCGATGACTTTTGCAAAGAGCGCTACAGCAACGAGATCAAAGCAGAGCGCAATGCTCGAATCTCGGATACAGACGACTATGTGAAACTGCCTGACATCACCGTGGCGCGGTCAGCAGGAGCCAAACGTTCTGCTCTGGAAGACGAAGACAGAACGGCCCTTGAGACCTATCGCCAAGCACTGAGAAACTTGCCTGAGGTCGAGGGTTTCCCGTTCGTGCCGTGGCCTGAGTTTCCCGCGGCTTTGGCTTACGAGCTACAGCAGAAAGTCAATGCAAGATCACAAATGAGACAAGGAGGGTTCTAAATGAGCCTTATTAAAAAACTTATTCAGCGGCTACTTGATAGCCGAACTACTCCGAGCGAGGCCAGTCACTCAAGCTACCCTGATGACGGAACCGTCATTCAGTATTCTCCCTCGGCAACTTCAGTGTCAAGCTGGACGAAGGTGGTTGACTCCACCATTGCTCCAAGCGATGGCTATGTGATTGTTCGAGGAAAGGCGACAGGAGAATCCTACGTACAAATAACTGCTGGGGATAATCCTCCACATATGGAGAGAAGCACTTTTGCTAAAGCAACTTTGAATCAATTCCCGATTCTCAATCTGCCAATCGCAAAAGGAAAAACATTTAAGGTTTTTGCTGAAAATACAGCTGAAATAACTGTTGGCCTGATAAAGTCAATTGGTGGGGGGGGGTATAATTGCTTTGTTCGGAGGGCTCAGTCATGCTTAAAGCCCTCGTTCAATTATTTGCCGAGAAGTTTTTGCAAAGCAAAAAATCTTGGGTTTCAGAACAATCAGCTCCTATCATCCATCAGGGCATTAATATCCCTTGCACAAGCACCACGGATTTCTTTAGTTACATCGCTTCGTGCAACGGCTGGGCAACTTCTCGATGCAACTCAAATACAGTCTCAGCTCTTGAAATCCAAGTCGAGAACGGGCAGATGGCACTTGCTTCCATTCTTAACGGAAACACTGCGGGAGCTGGAATCTGTTGTTACGTTAAAAAAGGGACACAGATTAAGTTCTTGTGTCGTGGCGGAAGTACAACCGATTATTCTCTTTGGTTCTACAAGGCAAGTTCAGACTTTTAATCCTTTGACAGGAGGCGCATTATGCTGAAAAACATTCTGAGCCTCCTGCTTTCAAGGTTCTACAGCAAGCAGGAGAATGAGGCGGTGGCACAACAGGCAATGCCCTCTCGGTCGATAGTAGCCTTAGTTCCAACAAAAACTAGTATTGATTTATGGGGTGTGGTGTTTGAAGGCACTGCTCCAACCAACGGTTACGCATCTATCTCATTTACTGCGTCTTCTGATTTTTGTATTGCTTCCGCGCAAAGTTACGAGGCTCAAAATTTTTCCTCTCCTAAGGTTGCAGGAGATATTTTACGGGTTATGTGCCCAGTAGCCAAAGGGCGAAAGTTTATTCTTTGTGCTAGAAATGCCAAAAATATAACTTGTGAATTTATTGAAACCATCGGGGGGGGGGTATCAAGTTCTTAAGAAACTTATTCTGCAAGGAGGTGGCCTATGCTTAAGTCATTGGTACAGCTCTTTGCAGAGAAATTCTTACAGAACAAGCGGGAGTGGGTGGCTGATCAGTCAACAATTTCTATTCAAAGCTCTTCTGAACTACCTGTTATTGCAGATGGAGAAAGTCACCCATTCACGATGCCGTACACGGGGGTTGTCAACCTCAGAGGTTATGGAGTTTGGTTTGCCGATATTGGAGGGTTCAATCTCATCAATCTCGGACCATCTGCGAATGGGAATCTTTCGATCTGGGCTTACGCTAAAAAAGGTCAAGAACTTACCTACGCAATTGGGCAATCAAATCAGTTCTCTACTGCCTATCTTCGAATATACAAAGTCGAGGGGAACAATTGATCAGATGTTTGGAGGTGCGTCATGCTGAAATCGCTCCTCCAGTTATTACTGAATACCCGAACAACAAAAACCGAAGCCGCGCATTTTGCTCAACCTGCCTGGGGAGCCTCTCCAATAGTGATGACAGGAACTGACGTTAATGACGATTGGGGCTCTATCTATCAGGGCGTAATGCCTAACGACGGCGTTCTTGTTGTCTCATTTACCGGAACGAATGAATCCAGCTATGCGGCTGGCCCCGGGGCTCAGTCGCTAGTTCCGTGGGCTAATGGCGGCGGCAAGTTTAGTATGCCCGTTACAAAGGGTAGTTATGTCGGCCTTGGCGGAAACCATGTTAAGGATGTCGAACTACGGCTTTATCCGCTAAGTGCTTCCATCTAACCGCTCAGGGGATGTTGCAAAATTCGACTTTTGTCGGATTAGCTCTTCCCCTTTTTCTTATAACCTTTTTTAGCTATCTCGTTTGGCTGCAATTTTTTCCGCTTCTTAAGCCTGTTAATTATTCTTCTAGCCGATGGTTTCTTGAATGTTTCAGGCGCTAAGTCTTCCGGTGCTTTCCAATAAAATGGCAGGCTATTTTTAATTGAGAACCGGATATATTTCCGGATATTCATCCCCAGGCACGTGAGTGCGAACTCTACCGTTACTCGATCTAGAGTCCTTCTTCGGAACCTCGTATATTGCATATTTTGTTTTAATACTCCAAACGCGCCTTCAACTTGGCAGCTCCTATTGACGCGCAGCTCAATGCCCTCAGGAGAAAGAAGAAGATCCCTGGCCTGTTGCTTTAATTGTGCATGATGAGGCTGAATTTCAAAGATTCTTGATTTTCCGGTTTTGATTTTTAGAAGTCGCTTGCAGTAAGGTTCAAATGCACAGCCCTCACAGTCATTGACGCGAAAGAAACTTGAGTTTGGCCATGAATGTTTTCTGTCAGCTAGTTTTACACGCACCCCTTTGCGAAAGCCTAAACAAGTGATCGTTTTCTCGTCCACATATTCATAAAGAGCCGGATTCCTTCCGGTCCTTTCTCCATTCCAGGACGGATATTTTATGAAGGCCTGGATACCTTTCTGTTCGCAGTACTCATAATTGCTAAAGCTTCCGTAGCCGGCATCTGCACACAATTTCTCAGGATACCGGCCGTACCACTTATGAAATTGCTCGATTGCATTAGCGAGCGTTCGTGTATCAGATCGATCTTGTGAGACGTAGTAGGACACGATAAACCCGTTGCTTACTAATATCTGAGTGTTATAAGCGGCGTGCATGTTACTGCCTAATCCGCTGTAGTAATCATCTTTTAGACACATCGCTGTAGCATCGTGATCCGTCTTGTAGTAAGAGTTTCGGTTCTCCCCGCAAATTGTTTCTTTTTCCTCGTACTCAAGCGATTTCATGAAATATTGGGAGAGCTGACTTCTCATTTCTTTCAGCGCCTTTCTCCTCCAGCGACTGTATCCGGAGTGATTTTTTCGGCTTCGTCAATTTTCCTCATAATCAACTTGGAGGAGATGATTCCTTCAGAGGGTAAATCGCTTCCCAGGTGCATTAAACCCAATAAATTAGCGACTTTTTCACTGAGACGAATGTGGAGGGTTGTGGGCTTCCAAACGAATTTATATTTATTGGCATTTGCCTCAAATTTGCTTCCATCCAAGAACAGCGTATTCATGGGAACCGAGTATGTGCGGAATATGGCCTTCATGATCGCCGGAAATATAGTTGAGAGCTTGGGAATCAGACTTGTGATAAAACGAGAGAAACTTGAGGCGCTGGGATTAACTTGGCCGGTTAAATAGATTATTCGCAAGTCTGTCGAGCAGGCAGTTTCTATTTCTCTCAGTGACGCTTTACCTAAAACAAAGCAATAAAGCACTGCAGCAAACAGCTTGCATTCGTCTATCTTGGGCCTGCCAGGCTCAACTTCCGTGTTGCAACCATTTAGGTATTTCCACGCATTCGATTTTTCGAGAAGTAACAAAAAAGCGTCAAGTTTTTCGCGCTCTTCGGGAGGGACAGGACATGAATAAAACAGCATGTCCTGGAAACCAGTAAAATGCTTCATGGTAAGTGTCTTTGCTATAGAACACTTCACCATAGCACGCAGGGGGTTCGATTCCCTCTGCTTGCTTTTAAATCAATGAGTTAAAAAAGATTCCCCGTTAAATTCTCTAAAAGAAGAGGGACTGGCAAAACCCTCTGAAATCCAGTGAATTTTGCAACAGCCCCTTTTAGTTAGGTGTGCGCATTGAAAGAAAAAGCTCGACCGAGGTTAATCGGACGAGCTTTTCCCAAACCACCTAAAAGTTTTGGAATAGTCTTTCTCTATATGAACTAGATAAGTTAGTTAATAAATAAAAAAAACCAATTCTGATTGTACCACCCTCCTGATACTTGAGGCTCTTGCACTCCTCCAAAATAACACACATAAAACCTAAAGGAGAAGCCGAGCGTCATGCTGAAACATACAGAACTAATCAATACGCTGATCGGCTGCGTCGGAGGTCTCGGCCTTATCGCGGGACTTTTGCGTTACGTGGACGATTGGCGGGAGAAGCGCAAAGAGAAACCCATAGAGTTCTCGGCGTTTGAGGCCATTTGGGAAGCGCTCTCGGGAGGCGTCACCGCGATTGGCGTTTTTTGGATTCTTGAGGGGTACGGCGTTAATGAGCTTGCCGCGGTCGGTATCTCTTTCATGGCCGCCTACCTCGGCGTTCGCATTATCGCCTACTACGTCAAAAAATTCTTGGACAGCAAATTAGGAGCCGACAAACCATGACAGTCCTATTAAATGAATGGGCCATACGCCTCTGCCGATCAGCCGCTATCGCCATTGCCGTGTGTTTCGGCTTCCTCCTAGGATGGTATTACTGCGAGCGCAACGTCATCTTTGACGAGCTCAAACACGGCATTTGGGCGAACGAAAAAGCCATACAGACCAACACCCAAATGATTAACGAACTCTATCAGAAGTACAAAGAGGAGCATAAATGAGAAAGCAGAATCTTATGCTCTTTCCGCCTGAGATCGCTTCCGAGTTCGTCGCCGAGCAGGAAGGCTTCTCAGCGCTCGCATACAAGCGCCCTGCAGGGGTATGGACTATTGGGTTCGGACACACGGGCAACGTGTTTGAGAACGACATGGTGACCCGCGGCGAGGCGTACCTCCTGTTAGATAAAGACTTGGTAAGCACACAGGAAGACTTGGCACGTCTCGTCCACGTTGACCTCAACGAAAATCAGTTCAAGGCGCTGATGTCCTTTGTGTATAACTTCGGCTTAACCAAGTGCCGCCGCTACACGCTCTTCAAAATGATTAACGCAGAAAACGACGAGGGCATTAAAGCGTGGTGGCCCCGCTACTGCAACCCGGGCACGAGCTTTGAGAAGGGGCTGAAGGCCCGGAGACTTCGTGAACTGGAACTTTTCTTTAAGAGGTAAAAATGGAAATCGCCCGTGAAATTTTTAGGATGGTTTTAGTTATGTGCGCTTTTGCGCTGGGTTGTTTCCTCATAACTTTTCTTATCGTTGGCGGCTGCGTGCTTTTTGGCGCAGGTATGCCTTGCATTGTCACAGGGATGGGAAGTTTTTCGTTCTACTACGGAAGACTGCAAATTAAAAAGCTCCAAGGGACTGTCCGGAAGATCGACAAAATAATCCCCGTCGTGCTCTTTGTTTCTACGATCATCCTTATTCCCCTCTCGCTATGGTTAAGACAATTGCCGCAGTCTTAGTGGTCGTTTCCGCATACTTCTTCGGATACCACCAAGGTCAGAACAAAGAGGAATTAGAGAATGCCCGTCTTGAAATATCAGCGCTCACGACAGCTCTTGAGAAACAGCAGGCCGAGCAAGCGCGCCTCTCGGCTTCTCTTACTGATCTGCGTACTGCTGAGTCTCGTGCTCGTGACGACGCTGACAGGGTGCGCGGCGAACTCGAAGAGCTTGAGCGCCGAGCCAAGACCGACGCCGATAGAGAGCGTAATAGATGTCTCCGATTGGCGGCAGAAGGTAAGCGATTACTGCAAGAAGCTCGACGAGCTATTGAGTTCTGCCAAGCGAACCATAAGTGACTTGCCCTCAAAATGAGTATTGGTTTAAACTCTAGCTACTGAGTGCAAGCGGTTCGCTCTTTTAGTTGTTGTTCCCCGCGCAAGCGGGGATGACCTGAGCTTTAAGCTCGACAAAACAACTGCTTGCACTTGGGATAAAGGGAGCCGAAAGGTTCCTTTTATTTTGTCTTTCATTGGCGGACAAAGTGGCGGACATTTTAGAGTTATCCGCTAGAACCCTCTCTAATCCATATAGTCAAGCGGACTCCTTCTCCGCCATTCCCCCCCCCTTGAAGCGCATTTTCAATAAAAATATCCGAACCAATAAATCAAAGAGTTAGCCCTGCTAAATCAGCTCCTTGTTGCTTCTGATCTTAAAACATTAGGAGATTTGATCTCTTATGATCGATTTTTTAGTTTGGTTCCTGAAATATTGCAAAATTTAGAGCCTCTAGCAGAGGCCGGCCTCTGAACCAAATCGGCCTCTCTAGAATTCTGTTTCTTCTTCGTCTTCGTAATCCTGTTCCTTTTCCGGCTCAGCGTCAGGAACAGGAACCCCGAGAGCTTCAAATAACTTCCTTCTTTTCCCTGCGATTTCTCCGAAGTAATAGCCTCCGCAGAATTTGGTCTGCATCACATTGTTCAAGGAGTCAAGAACTCTGCAGTCTCCGTCATAAACCATCGGCAGTGCGCTGTTCTTTTTGCACTCTTCACTATATTTTCTCAATCTCGTTCTGACGATCATTGCAATAGAGGTCGCCAAGAACTGCACAAATGTTTTGCCGGTTAATGACTCGTTATCAGAGACTCGGTTTCGAGAGCAGCCCAAGCGAGATTTGAGCGTTTTAAACGTATCTTCAACGATCCAGCGTTCCTGGTAAGCACACCAAGCTTTTCCGGCATCAGATATTTCGTCACTCACGAGTACCCTATAACCTTTGTAGCGGAGCTTTTGGTCTACTTTTTTATTGTCGACGGTGTAGCTGACGGCGTTGTCTTGCTCATGTTTTTCAAAGACTTCTTCCAATAGAGTTTGTTCGTTTTCATCGAGCGCCTTACCGTTGGCTAACTTTTCCCGGACGCGATCGATTCTCTCCAACAGCCCTTGTCTGG